AAAGGGGCGGAGCGAGTCGGCACGATAGCCGGGCAGATCGTATCAAGCAGGACCATACCTGGGTTTGTTCGAGACGTTGCTCGGCTCGCGGACGCAGGGAAGGATCGCGAGCAAAAGGGCTTCATGGGGCCGATCAAGGGCAGTATACCGGGTCTGCGGCAAACGTTGCCGGAGCGGCGGGTTGGCACGGGGGACTTGCGCCGGAAGGCTATTGATGCGCTCCGTAAGGACCCCAAGGATACGAAGATACTGGACGATGCGATCACGGCGGGTAAGCTCCGGTCCCAGGACCGGGCGGAGATTATCGCTGAGTCGAAGCTCAAGCCCTTGCAAGTGGAGTTCAAGCACAAGCCGCTGGAGGAAAAGCTGAAGGCTTACCGGGGCTACGATCAAGCTCAGCAGGACGAAACGAGGCAACTGCTGGTAGACTCGTGGGCGGAGGCGACCGGGGCAGCAAGACGGAGCCCCAAGACCGGGAAGATGGGGGAGCGGCGGACGCCGAGCGCACCAGCGGCGCTGCTTGAGAGGCTTCGCCGGGAGTACGCAGCAGAGCTACCCCAATGAGCGACACGACCTTTCAAGTGATAATAGCAGTAATAGGCATCGCTACTACGCTAGTACTGGTCAAGCTCGGCCTATGGATGTTTAGGGCAGCAGTCCGCGAGGCGATCGCTCCGACCCACGCGCGGGTCGTCATACTGGAAAAGCACGAGCGGTTGATCTGGAACGTAGCGATGCAGCGAGCCTTCGAGAAGCTGCACCACGCGGACCAGCCGGTCTTTGACACACTGCTGGAAGCGTTCCGATCACACGAGATGACTGAGCAGCAACTCGTCCAGTTTATCGAGCGGTTGAGCATACTAGTCAAAGATACGTCGCAGAAAGAGCGGATACCTTCCGCGAATCTGCTGCTAGAAGCGGCACTATCAGAATACGAAGCCCGGCTCGGCTTCGGCGGCGAAGTGCTACGCAGCGCCAAGACCGACAAAGAGAACGTGGCGGCTGGGCAGTCAATGGCCCAAGAGGCCGGTGATAAAACGGAAAGCTGAGAACGATGGATGCAATTAGAGATTCAGGTCATCATCTCTTTCCTAAGCGGTTTGGGGGCCGGTATCATCGGCTCATACATAGGCGTGAAAGTAGCACTGGCTGAGATGAGGTCTATTCAAACGGCGCAAGGTAAAACCATAGATGACCACGGTGAGAGGCTCAAATATGTGGAACGGAGGTCCCACACATGAGACACCAATTGTGGGCCTTACCACGAGCGGATAAGTTACTGTTGGTTGCTGTGGCGATAATCTTTGCGGGGATAGTTCTGAGCATTATGTACGGGCTAAGGCAAACAGAACTGGCGACGTTGCGGGAAGCGGCCCAAAAGCAAAGGATGCAGGAAGCCACGGAGCGGAACCAGTTGGAGATCGGGAAGAACAAATTGGAGGCTGAGCTTGAGATAACCCGGCTGAAGAATAAGACCGCTGAGCTGTCCGCCAATCAGGCGCAGAACAATCTGAGAGATGTGAGGGCGGCATTATCGTTCGTGAATCAACAGCGGGTGAAGGACCAAAAGGAGCATGACAAGAAACTTCAAGGGCTTATTACGACCAACCTTGATGCGTGTAAGCGTTGGCTTGCTGAGTGTGCTCGCGCTAAGCAGCTTCACCTTCGCGCAGCAGACGCCCCGTGCGAATGCCGATGACGTAGGGCGGACGCTTTCGCGGTGCCTGAATGAGGTTGAGCGGCTGCGCGCTGATTGCCGGTCAGGTGAGGAAGTACGAACGCTGGAGGCTAAGCTGAAGGCAGCGGATGATATGCTCACGGTCTATAAAGAAATGGTCGCACGCGAGCAAGCGGAGACACGGGCCGAGGCTAATAGAGGAGCAGGGCGATACCTGGAGCAGCAGCAACAGATCAAGGGCTATGAGGCCCAACTGACGGCTACACGGGAGACGATCAATAAGGTATCGCGCTCCGAGCGCGCCTTGCGGCGATCCCGTAATCTGTTTGTGGGGATTGTGATTGGGTTGAGCGTAGGGCTGGTTGGGGCGTTGAGTAAATGAGCGGTATTAAACGATTTGAGCGGAAGCGACCCGTAACTCTGTTAAGATGGTGGTGGGCCGGGATGACTTACGGGTGGAAGCGCCGACCATAGAAGCGGCGCAGTCGTTAAAAGCTAAAGGAATGGCCGTGGGCATCAGGTTGGGAAAGTGAAGAAGATCAAATGCAAGGCGCAGGAACGATAGGGCGGATAAGGGCAAGAACTCGGGATGACAATACAAATATACTGACGCCAGTTGAGCAATATAATGAAGGTCACAAAGGGTGGCTAGTGGCAAGAGAATATCACTGGATTAAGGAGAGGTTAGGGCTGCGGACGGTCTTTATGTTCATCACCGCCGTTGCTGGAACCACGCTTGTCATAGTCCAGCTTGCAGCTCCCGCCGTTAAGCAAGGGGAGATCAACGGGGCTACGACCAGAGCTATAGACAATCTCAGCGTTCTTCAAGCGCAGGCGAAAGAGGAACAGGCAAAGGCGCTGGCAACTGCCACCGACCAGCAGGCTAAAGCGTTAGCCGATGCTCTCGCGCTGGTTCAAGCCTCCCAAGCCCGCATCGAAGCCGGGGTCAACCGGGCCATCGGGATCGCCGAGGAGAATCGCTCTGAAATCAGCCGTCAAAGCGAGCGTTCTGAGCGCCGTATGGACAAGATCAGCGACAAGGCCGACGCCGCGTGGAACTGGATGTTGGAGCTAAAGGGGCGGGTTCAACAGGTCGAGGCGAAGCAACAAAAGGAGAACAAATAATGCCGGGAATGCTGGATAGATCAACTCAGATAACCAACGAGTTACGTACTACACGGGCCTACGGGAGAGAGATTGAGGGAATGGACGCAAGCACGCGCAAAGCCGCCCTCACAGAGCTGCTCCCCGATCTGGAAAAAGCCGTCGATCTCGCCGCCCTCCAGCAGTTCAACGAGAAGGCGCGGCTGTGGATCGATAAGCACCCGAAACCCTAATGTGCCGAAAAAGCCACGAGCTAACAAGGTATTGGATTGGGACAAGCGCATCCGCTTGCTTGAGCACCGGATTTCGCACGCAAAGCTGATGGGCGAGCACAAGCGCGTGATTGAACTGACGGCGCGGCTGGAACACGCACGGCGGAAGCGGGAGAAGGCATTGAGATTGCCGTAGCACCAATGGGTTTGTTGCGCGAGTGCATAAACCGGGGCATGCTCTGCTACGGCAATATTCCTTTAGTACCCGGCAACTTATGGTATACTGCACACTAATGCAGTTCGACAACAACCGTGTGAGGCTGCGGGATGGCTGCCCAAGCTGTCCCGCTTTTTCGTTTAAGGAGAGATCATGGCAAAAGGTGAGTTTCTAGGACAAGGCGTTGTTACGCTAGTCGGCACAGGGGAGTTTACGGGCAAGCAGCGCCAAGTTGCCCTGTTGACCGAAGACACGGGCGACGGTTCATACGTCGGTGTGGTGTTTCTGGAGTCGCATTTCTTCCAAGAGTATTTCAAGGGTGAGGGCAAGGGCCAGTTTTCGAGCCTCGGAAAGACTGCGACTGGCGCTGTCCCGGTGCGTGTTGCCGGGCTTCGTCGCTATCCCTATACGGAGCGACCGAACTACTGGCCGCAGTTCGTTCTTCCCGGCGAGGACACCGAGCCGCTAAGAGCGATTATGCAGGCGAGCGCGGATGCTTATCAGTCGGGCACGCCGATCGGTCAAGAGCCGGTGCATGAGGTTATCCAAGACCCCGAAACGGGCGAGCAGAGTTTCGACCCTGCTGACACAAACAAAGACGGCATAGTAGACAAGGCTGAGCGCAAGGCTGCAAAGAAAAAGGAATGAAAGAGGAATGGAGCAAATGGGCGGCTGTACTTGTGCTGGCTCAGGTCGGTGGGCTACTCGCCTATGAGTTCTATGCTCTACGCACGTCAGGCGACTCGTGGCCTACTATAACCGCGATGAGCGTGGCGGTCATGAAGAAGTATTGGTGGGCGCTGATCGCTATCCTGGGGACGATTATGTGGCTGTTCTTGCATCTGCTGGTTCGGGTGGTTAAGAAGCAGGAACCGAAACCGAAAGTATGAGGAAAACCGACGCCGCAGGGATCAAGTTCATCAAGGACGCAGAGGGCGTCAAGCTCCGGGCGTATAAGGACAGCGGCGGCGTCTGGACAATCGGCGTCGGACACATCGCCGGGGTGAAGCGCGGCCAAGTCATCACGGATGAAGAAGCCGAGGAATTTCTGGCCGAGGACCTGGAGGACGCGGAAGCAGGCGTTGACGATGCAGTAACGGTTGCGCTGAATCAGAACCAGTTCAACGCGCTGGTTTCGCTGGCGTTCAACATTGGGGTCAGCGCGTTCGCCCGATCAACGTTGGTCCGTAAGCTGAACTCAGGTGATTATCAGGGAGCTGCGGATCAGTTCTTGCGGTGGAACAAGGATAACGGGGCGACGGTGCCGGGGCTGACGAACAGGAGGAAGAAAGAGCGGGCGTTGTTTCTGAAGGCCGCGCCAGCCCTGAACGGGGAAGTCACGAAACCGGCTCCAGAAGCCGTTCCTGGGGAGATCACTACAGAGAAGATTGTCACCACCACGGTCGATAAACCCGGCTCGACGGTGGTGGAGAAAATCTCAAGTTCGGTATCGACGCTTGCCGGAAACGAGCAGATCAAAACCATCGCTAGTGAGGGAGTGGGAAAGCTGGCAACCAAAGCAATCGGCACGCTCGCAACCGCTGGCACCGGAGCAACCGCTGGAGCGGCCACAGCAAGCAATCCGTGGCCGTGGATCATTCTTGCGATTGTATGCCTGCTGCTCGCGGCGGGCGTGGTGTTTCTCTGGATGAAACATAAGAGCAACAAGGAAACCAAGACGGCGGAGATCAATTCAGACAAGGACCGGGCCGATATAAAGTTTGTGAAGTCATGACGCTCAAAGGCTATCGCAAGTTCTTATTCGCGCTCGTCGCGATGTTGCTGGCGTCGGGAATGTTGGCGTGGGGAAAGCTGGAATCAGGGAGCTACACAGCGATTATGATAGCGGCGATCAGTGGGTTTCTTGTAACTAACGCTGCGCAGGCGGTAGGGGTTAAGGTAGCAGAACGGCCAGCGGCGAAGCCAGCCATTGATGCGAGGTCACAAGGATGAGCCGACAAGAGCTTAAAGTACGGCTCACTATTCTCGAAGACTATCTTCTTGAATTTGGTCATTACTTAAATTATTCGGTGATGATTGCTTGGCAAGAATACGAACAAATCAAGAAGATGCTGGAAGGAACTAACACAGGATTGCAAGGATGATCGCACGCATACTAACGCTGATCTGGCTTGCTCCCTTTATCATCCTTGGGCTGATTGGGGCTAGCTATGTTGCGTTCTTGGTGTTTGTCGTACCGTGGATGAGCGCGGTTGAGCTGCTGACACAATGACCTACTCAGTAACCCAATTCTGGCAGTCCAGTAGCATCGGCTTAAAGCTCGCGCTAGGCATGGGCCTGCTGGTGGTTATCCTACTCACGTTCGGGACTACGAAATCATGTGTGAGTGCGTATAAGGACCGACAAGCGGATAAAGCAATCGCAGCGGCCCAAGCCGAAAGTACGGAGCACCGCAAACGGGCCGACGAAGCCGAGCTAAAAGCCCGACAGGATGAGGCGCGGCGAAAGGACAGTGATGCGAAGGCAGCACTGGCGGAAGCAGCAGTAAACGCAGCTGGCGCTAAGGCCGAGGCAATAGCTGAAAAGGTGAAAGCCGAAGATGCGAAACTTACTGAAGAATTGCAGCGTGTTGGCGACGTTGTTGAGCCTTGCGAGCGGGTCCGCCGTGTTTGCGCAAGACTCAGGATCAAGGCCGAGGACTGTAGCTGCACAAGCAACTAGACAGCGCACGGTGACGGTGCCGGAAGCCGTGTTTCTTGAGGGCGAGAAGGCAATCGTCGAGCGGGACCACCTGCGGACTACGGACAAGCTGAAGGATGAGCGGATCGCTGCGCAGCAGGAGCAACTGAAGGCAAAGGATGATTTGCTCAAGGTGAAGGATGAGCAACTGGCGCTTGAGCGGTCGCGGGGGGATAATTGGGCGAAGGCCGCGCTAGAACGGAAGGAAGCGATCGTGTTCGACGATAAAGCCTTTCAGATTCAGGGGGCGGACCTGTTGCGCGTGAGGGCTGAACGTGATTCCGCGCGGGCTGCTAACAAGTGGTGGGGTGTTGGGGGGCTTGTGATTGGGGCTGCGCTGGTATTTGCGCAGCAAAGGAGAAACTGAAATGGAACTAAAAACAATCTTCTGGGTGCTGTGGCTGCTGTGGGCGATCTTCGGGGCGTACTCGGGTTGGGCAATGACCGGAGCCGACCGTGGCCGGTGGTATGGCAATAACCTGTTACTACTGGTCCTGTTCTTTCTGATCGGCTGGAAGGTGTTCGGGTTCGTGGTGCAGGGCTGAGCCGATGACCAAGAAACAAGTACTCGAAGTAACCCGCCTGCGCTGTAGCTGGTGCAGAGACAAAGGCGCGCCGATTCACGGTAGCGGACGCGATCGCGCCGGGGGCTGGGCAGCGGGCTGGTTGCACAAGATCGGGCAGCGGTTTGCGCTCTGCCGTGAACAGCTTGGTTGGTACGAAGTAAAGTAGATGACCACCGAAGATAAAGAACTCACCGACTGGCGCAAAGCCGAACTGACCAAGTTGGCCGTCCAGCTCAAGATACTCAGGCGCAAGGCCGAGCAGGGCAAGGGCTGGCCGGGGATCAAGGATGAGATCGCGGAGAAAGAGGCCCAGTACAGGGCGCATCTCGTGAGCCAGGATTTGGAGGAACACGGCGAATGACTGTAACCATAATCATCCTAATCAGCGGCCTCGCCGCCATCGCGTACATTCTGTTGCGCAAAAGGAAAAAGCAAGCCAGCGCACCGCCTAAGCCCGTCGCTCCTGTTTCCCCAAACGACTGGAGGCCGATGCTTGGGGAAGCAGTGCCAGGGCCAATCAAACGCACGCCGAAATACCGGATTCAGGTTCAAAGTAACGGGTTCGATGTGGTACGGCCCAAGCAGATCGACAAGACGGTTGAATGGCTGACGCAGCAAGGGGCAGCCCATCTGGTTGACCAGTTCATCGCTGCGGCTAACGAGGTGGAGAAGATACCGGAGTGGATAGACTCGGCTTACGATTTCAACCGGAACCAGTACCTCGCGTGTGGGGGCAAGTTCGCGTCGTTCATTTCCACGCATGATCCGAGCACTATCTTGGTCGAAATCGTAGCTACTCCGATGTGGGTTGAGTTCAACAAGCGGTGGGCTGGTGGGCTGGCGCTCTCCACCGACAAGCGGACAATCAGAATTGTTATCATGGCAGCAGGCGGGATGAAAGATGATCCGGCTACCATTACGATCGAGGGGCCAGCTACGTCACATCTGGCACTGTTCAAGGGGTACATCCCGTGGGAGATAGGGAACATTCTGATGCTGCGGTACGGATACATGCCGAAGGTTATTCCCGAACAGGAGTGGGGAGACAAGCCGCCTTGTTCTATGCCTCAATGATTGAGGGGGCTCATAGCTTGATCTCCTCCATCGCCCCGAGCGATTTCCCCACCGACACTTCGACTTGGCACCACAAACCCTCGGGTGCAACCACCGGATCAACCAGCACCGGCGACGGCCTTTCCATCAACGGCTTGATGTTAGCTATGCACTCATCCACAAGGTTCGACGGGCAATCGAAGACCAACGAATCGTGAATCTGGTTGCTCAGCCCGTACCGCTCGTCCCAACCTTTCTCGTACATCTCCAACATCACATCCCGCATCATCCCGAAGGCGTCGTTCTGGACGAAGTGGGAGATCGCTGCTTCCGCGTCCGTCCCGTACTTATACTGCTGCCTCATCGCATCCCAGACCATTACGTTCCAGAACCAACGAATGAAGCCGTAGCGGCTCTTGAGATAATGCTGACGGTGTGCAAGCTCTTTTACATCCCGTTGGAACTTTACTTCGAGGGGGAACAGTGCCCGCCAGAGGTCCACCAGCTTTTGGGCTTCAGCCTGCGAGCTAATAAAGTCTTCGTGCCCTTCCCATATTCCACGAGGGCCACGACCGAGTCCCATACCTAAAATCACAGCCTTACTTTGCTCGTTTCGTACTTCCTTGAATGTGAGTAATCTACCCTTTGGCCCTGCGTACTTCTGCTCGGGTTTTGCCCTCCACCACACCAACCGCTCTATCATCTCGGCGTCATCCATAGCAAGGAGCTTATCGGCTTTTTCCAGCTTCAAAATCTGGGTCGTGAAGAACGAGTGCATATCACCGCGAGCGAGTCTAACGTAAGTCTTGTCCTTGCTCTCGAAGCCAAGTGTCAAGATATGAAATGACTTCCAATCTGCCTCGATCAATAGATTACCGGGGGCTGCGGTAATACACTTCCGCAATGGTTTTGCAAGGACTCCATGCTTCGGAATTTGCTGGAGAGGCGCACCGTTCCTCGTGCTCAACTGCCCATTCGCTGGCCTCGTCGTGAAGTCCGCCCGGACCCGCCCGTCCGGCCCCGGCATGAAACCACCTGTCATCGTTTCGATGTCGCCTACGTAGGTTCCGAGCATCTTGGATGGCTCGCGGTAGTCCAAGATCAGCTTGTAGAAAGGGTCCTTCGTCCGTCGGGCAAGCTGGAGCAGCGCCTTCTCGTTCACCGACTCCTCTCGGACCTTGATGCCGTTCTTCTTCTTGCTAACCACCGGCACCTGATGCCGCTTGTGCTTCGCGTAGGCCATTACCTGTTGCCAGGAACCGGGGTTGAAGTCCAACGGTTTCGACCACACCGTCTGGACGGCTGGCTGCACGTCTTCAGTTGGGGCAAACAATCCCCCCTTTCCTACATCAACTCGTAGGTCCCGCTGGACATAACCAAGCTCCCCGAACGCCTCTTGTTCGAGCCTCGCCTTGACCGGCGCGATCAGTTCCGCCAGCCGCTTCTTGGTGAGCTTCGGCAAGCTCGGGTCGGCAGCGAGCGCCGCCTGCTGGGCCGCCACGATGTTCGGCTCAAGCTTCGCGAGCCGCTGTTTCGCCAGCTCTCGAACGTCCTTGGGCAGCCCCTTATAGTCGTCGAACTGCTGCAACGCGGCAGGGACGAGCGGGGCAAGCTCAGCGCGTACTCGCGCTATGGTTTCCTTCAGCAAAATGCCGAACGCCACGAGCTGCTCGCGGTCAACGCCGACGCCGCGCTTGGTCATCGCGTCGAGGACCGGGCGCAAGCCTCGGACGTACTTGCAATAGGTGTCCCAGACGCCGACTTTCTTCATTGCCGCTGGTAGCCCTTGGTGGATTCTCAGCGTGGCATCTGTATCTACACAGTTCTCAACTAACCCACCCATTGTGAAAAACCGATGGGTAGGATGGTCAACTGTTATATCGTAGCGAGCACTCGCCCGTTTCGTTCTCGGCGCTATGGATAAAACCACAGTCCATTGAGCTACGTGAGTAGCAAGCCAGCCATTGTATTGACCCCTATACTGTGGTGGTAACTTGTACTCCATTGAGGGTGGGACGAACGGGGCCACTCGGCGGCAGAACTCATATCTAGCATCGCCACACAGAGCCACACAACCACCCTGTTTAGATCGTGGGTCTTTATAGTAGCTGACGTGTGAATCCCCAAACTCGGATTTGAACCAAGGTACTATATCCGCTAGGTTGGCAAATCCTTGAATCGTTATCCGGGGGTTTCCTATTTGGTTGGGCTTCTTACCACCAGCCCAGTTGCCATCATCACAATACCAAATGGCTAAGGCGGCGTCAGACGGTGGTGGTATGAAAATCTTTTTACCATTGGGGTAGAAGCGCTTTCGCCATAACGTGGGACTTACCCAAACCTCGGTTGCAAAACCGCCCGTCGAGTTGACGCGACTACCACGAATTGGTGGATTGCTGATTGGGGGCAATACATACTTAGGCCCGTTCAGATTCTCCCGCTTCGCATCAAAGTAGGCTTCTTGTTTGTTACAGTGTGTAAACTTAAAACGCCCACGGCGATCAACACTAGCATCGCCTAAGAGAGTGCCATGTAGTAAATCGGCACTACCCGGATTGGCGGATACTACGCTATCCCCTATGCGTAACTGGTCTGCTCGCTGCCAACCATCATCGGTCCAAATTTTGTGATCCGCAGTACAATAGATGGGCTGATCGGTTGCCTCTGTTTTTATGGAGAGCCACGGTGTTCGGCCCGTCTTACCCGACCTAGAAATACGCCGCCATCCAACCACTCTTACTGGTATGATCTGCCCTTGCTCATCCATCCCCTTTAGTATTGGCGAGCTTTTCTGTAGAACCACATCACCTATTTGGGTATTCCCCCCATCCCATAACATCAGTCGTACATCACTTGCGAGGCACCCGTAGAACCGCAGGTTTGGCCCCGCGTAGTGCTTCCAAGGGAAGGGCTGGCCGAACCAGCTCGCGACGAACTGCAAGTCCGCTGGAAGATCGGGCTGGAGCGTTCGCCACATGAACAACGTATCATCAATCAATCCCGCAACAGGTAGGCCAGCACGCCCAAGAATAGGATTATCGAACAGCCAAACATTATGCCCGACCTTAGAGTTAGGGAGTGCAAGGGTACGTCGAGCGACTTCGTCAAAAGGAGATATGAAAGGCAGAGCAATACCACTGCCAACTCCTGTTGAGAATTGAATGAGCGTAATCTTCTGCCCCAGTTCTTCATTGTCCCCCTCATCCTCGCTCTTACCGGCAGAGCGATCCGTTTCGATGTCGTAGCTGATCGTCAAGGCCGGGTCGGCCTTACAGCGCTCGTAGAACGCTTCCGCGTCAGCGGGGCTGGGGTCCGTCTGGTAGCTCAACCTCGGGTCATCCATCGGGTTCAGGATGAACGGAGCCTCGGTCAGCAGCGGCTTCTCTACCCTCTTGAGCTGCCCTTCTACCTGCTCCCAACTCGCCACCGTCCTGACCTGCGCAAGCAACTTCGCAATCTCCAACGCCCTCCGAATGTCCTCAACGAACACCCTAAACAAATGCCCTGCGCCTTGCTGAATGTAGCTGGGATGGTACGTGGGAACCACGACCAGCCCATCGTACTCGACCGCTTGCAGAACGTAACCCCTCATCTTTGTGCTGGACTGGTCGGTTCCGCTCAGCCCAGTCAGGGTCCGGTGCGGGATCATGCCCATCGCGAGGACCACTTTGATTTGGGGGTGCGCGGCGATTGCTTCGCGGAAGAAATGTTTACATTTTTCTATAGCCTCAAACTCGAATGGCATCCCAAGGAGTTGATTCGCTTGGTTAGGTCTGCAACGAATTGTGTTGGTGATGAGCAAGCTCTGGCGATCTACCCCGAGCAGCTTCAGGGCACGGGCAAAGACGGACCCGGCAGCGGCCCTTGGTCGAAGTGGGAGTGCATCGTTTTCTTCATGCTGGCCGAGCGATTCTGCCATAACGCATAAGCCGCTCGTGCCATTTCCCTCTAGGTGGCTGAAGCCACCAGAGCCCGCCAAGGGGCAACCGCTCTCGGCACAATAGCTAGGTTTAGGAATCAAAGGTGGATTCCCCCACGCTGTCTGATATAATCCCGTAGAGCTTCCAACCCCGCGATCAGCGGCTCGATCTGGTCAAGCTCCAATTCAATACTGACGCACCGCTCGCCTGATGCCAGCCACATCTTGCCCTCGTTCTCTTCAACCCACTCGTTTGCGATGATGGTAAAGGACTCGCGGCGAGCCTCCAAGCCCAAGCGTAAACTGTCGGGGGTGTCAATGATGTAGCCCATTTTGGTGCGCTCCCATCTGGCGTCGTTTCGCTAGCGGCTGTCGCCGCAAGCTCACTCCGTATATACGTCGATCAACCATCGCGTCCGCTACAAATCCGTCCGCAGCTTCAGCGGCATCCAACCGGGCTCGCCCTGGGGCTCGGCCCGCTCGCGCTCCGCGTCCAGCAAGCTCTGCTCGAAGCCGAGCGAGAGGCTGGTGGTGCCGTCGCCCCGCGTCGGCTCAGGCACAGCGCCCCAGTCCAACCTGCACTTAGGGCACCGGCTCTGGTGGCGCTCGGTAAGATAGTGCAAGAGGCATTGGTTGCAACGCCGCCACGTTCGGCCCACTTGGTCGATGAGTAAAGAGCTACGGTCCAGCGGTAGCTCAACCCCATCCTGTTCGTTTGCATAGGTTACACAGGTCATTTGGTTAGTCCTCCACAATACGCTGACGCAACGCCCGCGCCCAATGCCGCGCCCATTCCGCGTGTAGGCGTCCGCTCATATCTCCGCCCATAGCTTCAACCGCTTTCTCGATTTCCTCTTTGCTTGGCGGGGCAAACATCGGAATGTCTGGCGGATACGGTTCCTCAAGGTCGTCTGCGGCTGCTAGATAGCCTTTCACGAACTCAGGATGCAGCCCTTCTGCGGGACGGGAGAGAGATTCCAGCGCATCGCAGAGGCGCGAAATGAATTGGGCGATATGCGCTAAGAACCCACCCATTGCCTTCTTCTCAAGCGTTTGCTGCCACTCCCGCCCTTCCGCTACCAGTCCTGCTATGTCTGTGGGGAGGGGGTCAGTCGTCCGCGCATCCCACCCCGAGTTGAAGTACATACGCGCCAGCGCCTTGAGGTTAACCCCGCTGATTGCCTGTTGGACTTCTGAAGGTTCCCAGGTTGCGTTAAACGCCTCGTCGCGGTTCTTATCGCTCATCCTTGCTCCTTGCCCTTTGGCTGCTCGGTGGGTGGCTCCATCCGGCCCAAAACAGCAACCGCGCTCCGTGCTACCGAAGGCCATCGGTGATTACAATGTGGGCAATGAACGATGGCAGCGCGAGTCTTCCAAGCGCCTTGGATTGGACCCTCAACGCGGCAACCCCACTTCCCGCAACGAGGACAACTATTATAGCCTTTTCGGGGCATCTCCATCCTCCTTCCCCTCTCCTGACAACTGTGGTTCGCTCAGCGCGGCAAGGGCGGCGCGTGCTTTCATAGCAGCGCAGCGATGCCCGTCTGTAACCCCGATGCCATACTGACCGTTACCAGTTTCGGGATGGTAATAGCTAGTATGAGGGTCAGCGGCAATGGATTCCAGCCCCGCCCTCGCCTTTTCCAATGCGGCGGTGAGAGTAGCTATACGCTCCGCAGATAACGCCTCCCGCTTCGATGCTGCGCCTAAATCTTCTTGACGTAATCGTGTTTCGGCGGCGAGGGTGGCGACTTGCTGCTCTAAATCGTGCTTTTCTACCTGTAACCGCGTAGGATATTCCGCTTGCTCTTTAAGCTGCGCATTCTCCCGCTCCAGCTCGGCAATGCGTTGTTCACACGCAACGGTATAGTCATGTAGCTCCTTGGCTGTCGGCCAAGTATGACAATCGCAGACGGCCTGTTCATTCTTTGCGCTCATCATCGCTTCCTCGCCTGTTGAGCTATCAGCGGCATTCCATCGTTAGGGCATAACGGGTATTCGTCCTTGCCTACTTCATTCGGGCCGATCTCTCGCTTGTATCCGCACGTTGGACACTTGGCTATTACTACTACTTTTACACTTCGTTGCACCTTACTTGTCATTGCTTCGCTCCTCCCCGACCTCTCCAGTCAGGTATCTCATAGCTTTCGGTACGTCGTCAGCGTCGAGCGCGATGGTAGCTTGTTCCAGCAACGCCAGAGCTTCAAACAGGCTTCGTGACGCAGTTCCCGATTGGCGTTCACCACTCTGCGCGGCGTTAAGTTCCTCAAGGGCCGATAGTACGCTTTTCATCATTTCCCTCCCCGGCCTTCATCCCCACGGATAACCGCCAGAGCATCATCAATCGCTTGGTTATATCTACAGTCTTCACAATCGGGTAGGAGACGGCAGATGTGCGTTATTCGTTCTGCCTCAACCGCCGCCAAGCACCGCACCTGTTCAGCGGCACGACCAGCGTCCCAAGCATCCGCGATGTCTGGCGGTTGCGCCTGCTTACTCAGCCATGCCCAATAATCAGTATCATCTACCTCTTTGCTCATTTGCTTAGCTCCGTTCTTTCTATCCACCGCTTCAGTGCTGAGCGGCTGATCCTGGCGGATAAGATCACCACATTACTTTGACGTATGTAAATATTTATGGCGTGCTCCTCCTCGTACCACCACGCCTCGGTGCTGCCGCTATGGGGCTTCGCCGGATGTGGCGCACGTCGCAGCTTGCTTTTAGCCATCGCTCGGCTCCCCGGCCTCGGTGATGCGATGCACAGCAATAATGTGAACGAATACGGCATGTAAACTGCCGAATCTCCTGTTGCAGAAAGTGCATCGCCTGCAATCTCGGCTTTGCTTATAAGGCCAACGATTAAGGTTCATGTCGTGCTATCCCCCTCGGTGATGCGTTTGGCAATCTCGCAGCGCCAGAACGTGCCGAACACCATCTTGTTTCGATGCGATTTTTCCCATTCGTCAATTAGCTTCAAGACGGCTGTAGTATCTATTCGTCGCTGCTCCTCCCGCCCCTCAGCGCGGCCCCGCTCGTAGCCTCGCCGTTCAGCCGCCGCCTCAGCGGTTCCCAAGTCTACTAATCCGTCAATTACGCCCTCAGCGCGGCCCTGTGCGCGACCGGCTGCGTAGGCAGAAGCGGCGATTACGTGCTTCGCTCTCCGATTCCAGTTAATAATTGTGGTCGCTTTCCGAAAGTGCCAGTTCTGGGTTGCTTGGCAAGAGCCACAAAACGCCCGCCACTTATTTGTTACATCGGAGCGCATTAGCATCACCGATTCGTCTCCGCAGAACGGACACGGCAACAGCATCTTGTCGTCACTCTTGCTCATGTGGCTCCTTTGCTGTGAGGGCGCGGATACCTCGCGTTGCGAAAACCGGATCGAACCCTTTAACCTCACGCCAATTGTCCGCTAGCCAATTCGCTGCATCCTCAATCCCCTGCTCCCATCCCCGCCGCTCTGCTTGCTCGCTGACTTCGCGTAGGGCCTTAGCTATGGTTTGCTGTTGTTGATGAATCACAAATCTATCCCCATGTGAGTTCACGGAATCAGGGGCGATGGCAACAACTCAGCCGCCCGTTTATCCGCCCAATCCGGCTCTGCCTTATCGGCTGCGGGGTCGGCCTGCTGGTTATCGGTTGGCTTGGTCATCGCTCTATCGCCTTTCCACACGAGGGGCAGTACCGCGCATATCCGGTCAACAACTTAGTAGGGTCAACCCGTAGGATTAGGTAGATAACACACCCAACCCCGCAGTCCGCACATCTAGCGATAGCTTGAGGTGGGATCAGCACCTCGATAAACTTCTGTTCATTAGCGGCGGCTTGGGTAGCACGGTCGGTCATTGATAATCTCCCCTGCGCCGCAGCTCAGCTACAAGTTCGTTCCATGCCTGCTTCTTGCGCTCTTGATCTTCCTCAGACTCGCCTTCGCGGTCGAAGATGCCAATGTCAGAATCAGCAGCTAAGGTTGCTGCCGCGAGTCCACACGCCCATCGTTTTGCTTCTCGTTTGGTCATTTGGTTTGCTCCGTGAGTTGGGCCAGTCTGCGCCAAGTCATCGGTACAAACACGCCAACCTTTCCATACTCCTTGTCATCTGCGGAATCATCCCACGAAGCTAGTTGAATTATCTCCGCAACGATTGGCTCTGCTGCTTCTCTCAGTTCGAGATAAGAAGCGATTGCGAGGGCCTCCTGACGCGCATACTGACGCCTCCCATGATTCCAAACAAGGTTGCGTTTGCCAGTCGCTCCAACCGAGCCACTGATGCTTATTCAGAATCTCTACCGCTTCGTTAATGTCCATCGCTATTCTCTCCTTGGCTCATTTCTTCTTGCTCCCCTACTTAGTTGGGGCCTCAATCAACAAGCTCATAGTCCCGTCCCTGGATTGCATAGCCCGCACTACGACGGCTGATTCGCCCACATTCCAAACAGTGTCGCCGTTGCTTTAACCAATAACCGAACGCTTCTGGTTCTTCCCAAATAGACCAGACGTGCCAAATGTTAAACCTACAGAGCAGCCGCATTTGTTTGTCGCTCATTTCTTCTTCCCCGCCCCGATGTTTTTATCCAACCGTTCTTTTAACCAGCTTGGTACTTCTCATATGGAGAGTCAGCGGTTGATCGGGTCGTTCAGGTATCTCCGTTGTTCCGCAGCGGTCCGTACAAAGTCTGACGAGAACTCCCACTCACCATCATCATCGCGACCCGCTTGCAGCTCCATGATATAAAGCTCCTCTTGGCAGTTGGAGCAGATACCGCTACTGGTACGCAAGCCGCAATCTGGACAAAAATTATTCCCGTTACCCATCGGCTTATGTCCTCCTTTAGTGCAGCCCATGTTCTAATCCATTTGCCAATTCGTGAACGATTTGCCGTGCTTCATCCGTTGAGCATTTGCAGTTCTTGAGATGCGAGCCAATTCGATACCACTGCTCTCAGCTATACCTCCCCATCCGGCAGCTCTTGCCTCAGCAGCTCGATCCGCTGGCGCACCAGCTCGGCCCGTTCTGTTTTCTTCTTGCCCAACTCCGTCGTCAAGCTCTCAATGTGCTTGCGCTGGGCTTCGATCTTCCGATCAAGCCCCGCAATCTTGCTCCGAAGCTCCTGCTCTGCGTTCTTCGCTTTTGGTTCCGTTGTTGTAGCTGTTGCCGTCATTTCGTGTTCTCCTTTTGGGTTTCCAGTTGTTTGATACGATCCTTGAAATGATTGTATGAAATAGCCCCAAGGTAGCCCCTTATCCATAAGCTAAACCTTCCGAAAGAACTGCTCCAACTTCGCCACCCTCGGCCCATACCAGATCGGGGCCACCACCGGGCCGCGCGGCAGCGGCAAGTCCCCTACCAGCACCGTCCTGTCCGGCTTGCAGTTGCAGCAGTTGTTGTCGCAAATCGAGCAGGTGTTGTCGTGGGCGATCACCAATAACGTCGGGAACTCGTATGAGCGCATCGCGTGCCTCCGGTGGATAAGAGCCCGGTCCCCCCGGTCACAAACCAAACGAGCTACCAAGGGGACCGAGCCGCCGCGTGAACCGTTATCCCAGCCCCGGCTTGCGCCGAAGTGACCCAGCCAATAAGGGGGGTCCGCTCTGGGGTGTCGGGTCCACTCTCGTTGGCGGGTGGCGCTGGTAATTTTGCGTTTCGAGGCCCGGAGGAATCCAACCTCGGCCCCGCCAGTTCCACCACCCACCAAGACCTAGATCGCAACGAACTTCTTAATCCGCCCCTGCGCCGTCATTTCCTCACCGCCAATCGTAACCGTCGGCTCATAAGCGCCGCCCCCGTTCTGCTTGAAGTTCCGCATTCCGTGCTTGACCACCTTGTACTTCCCGTCATCCTGCTTCCTGGTGATCTCCCACTCCGTCTCGACTCCAAGCTCGCGGCCCTGCTCAACGGCACGCTCGAAAAGCTGTGCCAGCTCCGAGTGCTTCCGGCATTGCTTCACTTCGCCCCCGAGGCCCATCGCGTTCAGGATCGTAGGGATAACCGCACTCCCGTCGCGCCTGACCATCGTTGAAACAAAGATGTTGTTGTTGGGGTAAAGCTGCCGCCCCTCGAACTCACCGTCGGTCACAACGAACACGACTTGCGCCTTGGGCCAGAGGCCGGTTGGCTTGCCGCTGGCCGGGTCTACCTTCGCCTGCCAGTTAGGGGGAGCCCCGCCCTGAAAGGTGGGCTTGGCCCGGTAAATCCCGTCCGGTATCGGTGGCGGCAGCGCCGTCGCGTCCAGCTCGGGATCGAATTGAACCTCGTCTTCTTCGAGGTCCAGCGAATTTATATCTACTGCTCGAACCGAATCGTCTGCCATTTCTAGTGCTCTCCTTTTGCAAAAGTTGATTGATAGATACTATCGTTTCAAAACGGAAGGTCATCGTCTTTAACTACGTTCCCGATGACCTCGACCGGCTCCAATGGAACCGCGAACTCCGTTTGGTTGTAGTAGAACTCCTTAACCTCAGCAACCCGCTCTCTAAGGGTAACTATCCTACCCCACGGGATGGCGTTGGGGTCTGAGGTCAACACGCTATGTACTTCATACAACAAGGACCAAAGCTCAGTATCCGTAGGTCGTTCTGTAATCATTTCCTCTGCTCCTTCGCCGCGCCCCTGCGCAGCTTCTCCTCAATCTCCAACAACCAGTCCAGCCCCCCGGTCAGGCTCGGCTCGTAGTACCCGTTCTTGAACTTCTCATCCTTGAGCAGCTCCGGCAGCTTCGCCGCAGGAACCCGCACCTTCGCCGGGTAAACGATCCCCGTCTGGGGGTCCGGGTGGCGGGTGAAGTAGACGCGAATCTTATCCACCAGTATCTCCGCGTTCGTCTCAGGGTCCCGCACGGGCTTCTTGTCCGCCCCGAGCTTCTTGACCGTCACGCTATCATGGTGTAAGCAGTCCCCAAACCACGCGATGCACTTGCTGATTGCCTTCTTGCCCGCGATGCTCGGCCCATAGATAGCCTGTCGCTGGTCGTCCTCGCCCTTGCTCTCCAAGGCCGTCCACATAACGTGCTGAACCGGGAGCTGCCCGAAGTTGTTCACGAACTCGTACATCACGTCCTGGATGAAACCGTAGTAGCTCATGTTGGAGCCGTAGAACGTTTCGCTCCCTTCCACGAACGAGTAATTAGGGTTCTCGCCGATCTTCGCGCCACGCAGCCGCAAAGCTTTCATAACTGCATCACCGATGCTGGTCAGCCCTTCGATAGCGTAAGCGCCGATCTCTGCTTTGGCCCAGTCGGTGGGCTTCATCGCGGCGGTGTCACCAGTCGCAACGGGCCACTCGCCCCGCGAGAACTTCCGCATCGTCGCCACTGGCTCTTTCAGGCTGCCCACTTGGTAGGCTTCGATGATCCCCTCGTCGATCACGTCCTGAATCGGGTCCCAGCCGCCGCCGTCCGCGCTGATGAGCCGAGTCTTCCAGCCCCCGGTGACGCGGTGGATATACCGCGCAAGTCTGCCAATTTCAGTGGTCTTACCAGTTCCGCTCGACCCATACGAGATACTTGTGGATGCTCTACTCATTTGCTCTCCATTTCAATCCGTATCAGGACTCGGTTGAACTCCCCTTCGGCTTCTGCCCACCGTGCCCTCGCTTCGTCTCTATACTCTGTAGGGGGCCGTAGTTTCCAGTTCACCGCGCCCCACCGAAAGCGCCCCTCGGCCTGTGCTGCGCGAAGCTCGCGGGGTGAGAACCAGAGCTGTTGATACGGGGAGAAGAACCACAGCCCTTCTCGCTCGGCTTTCTCGAATAGTGGTATTAGGGAGGCTACGGGTTCTCGGGTAGCATCAACCGTCATTCTGTAACCTCCATCTCAACCGGCGTTCTCAACCGATAAAGCCCTGACCCAACCGGATCATCCGCAATCGCCCCCGGCCCAAAGCAGATGTCCACGAATACGCAGGAGCCGCCATAGTCGTGGTCACAGGCCCCGCGTGTCTGCCTGAACTTCCTGTTCAGCACCGACCGCCGCCCGTCCTCACTAGCTTGCCCAAGCAACGCCAGTCCCTCAACGACCTCTTGCTCCTGTGCCGTCACCTGCTCGATCCAGTCCTCAACCTCGGTCTGGTTCCTGAAGTAAGGCTCGGGGTTTATAAAGAACGTGGGCAACGGCATCGACGGCTGAACGTCCCCGCTGAGCAGCAGCGCGACCCACTCTTTCATCGGCATGTGCTCCCAGACGTTGCACTGCGACCAGCTCGTCCCGATGTTGTGCCGCTTGCCCCCCTCGCAAAGCACAGCTTTGCCGCTCTTGAGCGTCCGGCCCGTCTCGTGCGGAAGCTCACAGTCATACCAGTAGGTATGGGCGTATTGCTTCTCGCCGAGTAAGCCCGCGTCGATGGACCAGGGGTGGAGCAGCGCGGATTTGATCCGGTAGACGTTGAGCTTTTCGTCGAGTTCCCGGCGACCTTTGAGGAGGTAGGTCATTTGGGTTCCGTCGATCCGTAGGGGCGTGGGCTCCACGTTCTCATCGTCGGTGCTGTTTAGCTCCCACTGCTGCCGCAACCGCTCCTCAATACAAACCATCTCACTGATCCCCTGAACATCATGCCGCCCGCTGTCATCCCGCCGCTTGTCCCAAGAGTTTGCGGTCTTGAGCGACCAGACGTACAAGCCGCCGTCGCTTCGCTTGCGGAGAAGGGCGTCTGCGCGGGAGCGGAGGGTGATGCCACCGATGAAGTCAGTACCATCACAAGCTCGGCAGAACTCCAACTCAGCTCCAGATGCCGCCCGTTGTTCTGCCGCAGCGTGGTAAGGGCACGGCTTGGCTGCAACCAGCTCCTTAAAATCCCACCGCTCAACCTCCAGCACTTCATACTCGCGCAGGAGCCAAGGGAGCCCGTCCGGGTGAGCCGCCCACAGCCGAAGCAGCCCCTCGATCAACGCGGCGTGCTCATCGTGTATGAACTGCATAGACTCGTTTACGGTCGCGTCTACTTCGTGGGTCTGGTAGGCTTGCTCGAACTCCGCGAGTGCGGCGGCTACGGCGATGTCGATTGGTTCCTTGTGGCTGATCCCACCAACATATATAGGAGGTAGGGCAGCGCCTTTACACTTGGGGCAAGTACCACCACCCTGAGTTTCTGGAACAGGCTCACCTTGGCATAGATCACAGATCAACATAAGCTGTGGATCATCCAACGCAATCCCAAGCTGGTCAATCTTCAACAGAACCTCAACCCCCCAGTGGATCGCGCTCCCTACCACAAGGGGTAGTGAGAGGCGAGAACTCTCTAATCCTCTGCCCTCGTACTCAGACCCCAGAAACCGCTTTCGGGCGCACGTCTGAAATTGTTCCACGCGGCTCCGCGAAGTAAAGTAAGTCATCTTTTCACCTTCGGCTTCTCATCCCACTTGTAGCTCTTGCACCTCGGGCAGACCCGTGGCCGCGCTAGCAAGCTGCGCCACTTGTGCCCACAGCCGGGGCGCTTGCAGGAATGGTTCCAGCCCATAATATCCAGTAATGCGTTGCTTGCTGTTTTCCTCATTGCGGGGGTGATACTACTACTACTACTACTACCTGTCAAGCGAAAAACACGAGCGAACGAAAATAGTTTGGAAATCGTTACGAAAGGTTCCGCCGGTCAACCAAGCACAATAACCTCTCCCGGTTTCCCAAGCCGCTTCGCCGTCTTAACCGTCCAGCATCCACCACTCTTGACGTGGCTGTTGGTCCCACAGTGGTAGCAGAGATCGAACTTCATCCCCCGGTAGCTCGGGGGCAGTTCTCGCACGGTGATGCAAACCGTCTTATCGCTGTTCCGCGCGATCAGAATGTTCCGCGCCTTATATCCTTCCCAGTTCCGCCGAGCTGGCGGATACTCCACGAACTCAAGCCCGAGCTTCTTGGCTTCCTCGGCTGCCCAGATGTCGATCCCTCCAAGGTGATAAGCGCCACTCACCACAACATCACCAGGACTGAGCAGCGAGCGGATTGCCACTCTCGCTAGCGCCTCGGTTTCAGCCGTGAACTTTGCAGCTTCCGATCCGACTATTCCGATCTTCATACAGTGTTACCTTTCTACACAATCGTTACCTTTCTACACGCTTCCGACACTTGTGAAGTGTCGGGATGCATGATCTTGGCAACTGATTTTCCCATGAGGCTGATTACTAATTTACCTGCCCGGAAGTGTCGGAAGTGTCGGAAGACTCATAAGAGAGTAACCGTAATCCTACCCAAAAACGCTCTTTGGCTTCCCCCCACGTGACTTGGTTAAACCCTTTATCCTTTAGCTTTTGAGAGAAGCTCTTACGCCCCAAATGCCACTTGTCATCATTGATTTTGCACCACGCCAGATAGGCCAACCAAATGTCCGTGTTCCGACACTTCGCGTCCGTTTCCACGCTAACGCAATCCTCGAAAAATTCGGTCAACGCATCCTGCTCAAGTCTATATTTTGCAGTCTCTTCCACCACCATTTGAGGGGTCTGTAGACCATGCTCGTACCAAGCCCTTGCCCCCTGTACCACCCAAGCGAGCACAGCAGGTAATTCTTGCAACAACTTACACATCAATTTCTGATCTTGTTTCTCAGGTGGAATGGGTGGTCCGAGCGTTATCAGCCTGATCCTACGCCAGAATCCGTGCGTGTCGTCCGTTGACCGAGGCTTATGGTTGAAATTGAGCCAGAATTTCCCTTGGGGTTTGAAGCTGAAATACTCCTTGTTCAAGAACCGCGCCGTTACCTTATGATCCCCGGTCAAGCTCTTGATCCGGCCCTCATTGAGTCTCATATTTTCTTGAGTCTCACTGGCTACAATGAACCGCCGCCCCGCAAGAGCCGCTACGTCATTCGAGATCGCGGATCGACTGGCATACTCGATGGTTGAAAAGGGCATCGTGTATGAGTAAGGCAACAACGCGGCTCCGATCGTATCCATCAACGTAGACTTCCCGTTGGCTCCATTTCCGAATAGCATGAACAAACATTGCTCACTCGTTTCTCCGGTGATCGAGTAGCCAACCGCCGTCTGGAAGTAGTGGATCATGTCCATCGGCCCTAAGATGTCACTCACCACTTGAGCCCATAAGTCACTTCTCGCCTCCTGGTTATAATCAAGCTCAACGTGCATCGTGATTTTGTGCTCTTGCTTACCTTCTATCATCTTCCCGGTTCTCAGGTCCACAACCCCATTAGCAACCCCCAACAAATGTGGGATCGAATCCCAGTTCTGGCCCTTGTCCGCCAGTTTCTTGTTGGAAGCGGCTAGATCAATCATCGCCTGGAGCTTGGTCTTGTGCTCACTAATCAACGTCCACTTGATCTCTTTAGATCGCGCATCCATCTCCATGCTTTCAGCCAGCAGCCGCCGTTGCTGAATCGCCTTTTGTGCAAGGCGCATAACTGCGCCATCAGAATCCGGTGCCCACCAATGCTTCTCCCATATGAGCCACCGCTTTTGCCCGTGATCGTATCGTAGTTTGTTTTTGTAAAAGTCTGCGAAGAATGAAGCGTTGCCAGCTTCGGTCTGATTGTATGCCACGTAGTACCCCCACCAAGTGAAAACTCGACTTGCTCAGCCGTCACAACCCGATCCCGCAAGCTGTAAAAAATCCGCTGGTGAAGACCCGAGAGAAAAGGGAAAAGGCTAGGAAAGCAGCCCCGTCGAACAACTTCCTAGCCTCAGAGTTTTCACTGTGGGATGCTTTACTTGGTGAGTATACTACCATCCCCAAAGTGGTTCAACAAAAATAACCGTCACCAAAAGCTACGAACCACGGTGCGGTCGCACGTCTCGTAGGTGCAAAGGCGGCCCTAGCCGTTCCTGCCCAGCTAGAGCCGCCCGGCCCGCCAGCGGAGGGTTGAAGTACGCCAGCGGGTTTCTCGTTCGCGGCAGCTACTTGAGCCGCCGCTGAATCATCTCCGCGACTTCCCGCCAATCATCCCCTATGATGATCCCATCAAGCCGGAGTAACCGCTCGTTCTCGACCTCGCGCGCCGGTCCATCCCCGAGCTGCGCTCGCCAGTACGCCATCTGCCCGGTCAGCGCCAGCTCGTGCTCTGCGTCACTGTTGCAACATTCACACATCTTGCTGGCCCTCCTCTACTTTGGCAATTACCGCCGTCATTATCGCAAACAGTCTGCCAACTTCTGGAAACCGCGGCCAGTCAGGCACATCTTGACGAAATGCCACACAGAAACCTATAGCGTCCTTACACGCCGCCAGTAACTCAGGAGCCGCAGCGTAAACTGGGAAGTCGTCTATGTGCGCTTCAAATGAATGCTGGTTGTCGCAGGCGAACCGAACGCCGTTGATTTCAAATTGGCTCGGACGCCCGACCTCTTGGCACATGTCACATTCACCCGGCGTATGCCCTGTTTTCTTCTCTGTCGTCATCGTTCAACCCCCTACCGGCTATGATCCGGCTCGTTGTCCAGCTCCTCTATCTCAATGGTGAACTTGTCCCATCCACCATAGAGCATCCCGGCAATATGCAAGAGCGAGTTGTTCATCTCCTGCACGTTTCGTGCAACCTCGTGTCTCTCAACTTTCCCGGTTGGGTTCACGCCCTTTATGCTTATCGCTTTCATCGTTCAACCCCCTCCAACCGCCGCAACGGCGCAGCTGTCGATAGCCTCTTGCTGGTCCACCAGAACAGCACGAACCCGAACAGCTTTAGTTCGTGCCTCTCCCAGATCACGCCATCTTCAATCGGTCGTCGCCGCATGTGCCACCTCCATTTTGAGCCGCTCTACATAATCAAGCAGCAAATCAAACACAACCGGCTCAAAGGTAAATCTCGTCAGTCGCGCGCACGCCATTCTCAGCGGTTAGCACCACATTGAATCCGTCGTACCGCGCGTAAACGCCATCACCCAGGTAGACTTTCTCGTTGGTGTTCATCGTGTTAGTCCTCCCCAAAAATGCTATCCTGGCACTTCTGGCAAAGCCCCGAGATAGTATACTCACGCCGGGAAATCTCGTTCCGAAACTCCTCCGCGATCCCCTCACGCCCACAACCAATCGGCGGTGGTACACAACAATCATTCTGGATCAGCTCACGCCGGTCGTGTCCGAATATCTCTTTAATGGATTGCTCCATCGCTTCGCTTTTCTCACTTGGTTTCGCCATAGCTTCAACCCTCCAAAGTGGCTCCTGTAGCCGGTTGCGGGGCTTTCGCCCCTTCTGTTATCAGGTTCCCCAACCATTCCACCACAGCAACAAAACCACGCCCCACAGTATCAACTGAATCAAGCAAACGGGAATGTAGAAGAACACCAACAGCCTATCTTCTATGCGTTGCCTGAATGCCGCACGCCTTTCGCGCTGCTTGCGAGCCTCATGGTTATGTTGTGCAATCCAATCTGGTGTGTATGTCATTGGTTGTTATCTCCCGTCACTGAATGGACAGCGGCACAATCGACCCATCCCACCTTACCCTCCGTGGCATACAACCATGCTCCTCAAGCTCCCGTTGCAGCTCCTCGAACGTTAGCCAGTCGGGGAAAACGAGATCAGCGTTACACGCGCAACAAGTCATTTCGATCATCATTCACTCCCATATTTCTCGTTAGCCAGATAGATCACGTCCTCAACCGTTGGCTCAACAAGATGCTCTACAACCTCGTGATACCGCATAACATCCTCATGCCACTGTTCACCGTCGAACCACACGTAACCGCAAAAGTTATAGGCGGCGTGCTGGGCATATAGCGTTTGGTCTGCGCGTAGCTGCTCGACAACAGTTGCATCTAGCGCATGGTCGAAGTTACTGTAAACCGAGTCATCGGTTTCGTTTTGTGGCCGCTCTTGCGCTTTCATAAGAAAACCCCCTCCAACGTCAACACCGGGTTATTTCCGTTGTCCTCGTAGTCCATCGCCCGTACAACCCGGTCCTCGTTCTCATCAAGCCACAGTGCGGCATCGCGTAAGCAGTCGGCGGCGTTGTACCTGATGAAGTGTTTGGACCATTCCCGCTCGTTCCCCGGTGTCTGATTCGTACTGACACCGGGAGGCATATTTTCCCGCTCGTTCCCCGGTGTTCCATTCACCTTTTGGTAGCCCGTTTCGCTCGCTCATCGTGTCACCTCCGCTTTCGCAATCGCAGCTTCGGCTTGCTGTATTACCGGCGCATACCCGGCCTCGTTGTTCTCTCGTTCTGCAACGTGATATAGCACATCGAGGCAAGACTTGAGCGCAGCCAGCATATCAGGCGCAGCCGCTATGAGCTGGGCATTTGCATACTCCTCCGATTGCTCGTCGGCCACGTCTGGAATATCCGCCAAGCGAATCTTACAATCAAACTCTTTCGAGTAAGCTGATATAGATACCACCGGCTCAAACGTGTGACCACGTTCGGCATCCGGGAAGACTGCATCAACTGACCACGGCCCCGGCGTGTGCCCTTGCTCCCGCTCAACCTGACTCCCAACTTTATGCATACTCATCTTGCATCCTCCGCAATCCTGTCCTCCATTGAGCGAACCTCAATGCTGTCCGGGTCTATTTTCTCAAGCTCTGCGTACTCCTCGGGGCTGCCAAACCTATTGCTATCGTCTCGACAATCCCCGTCGAAATCCCACGGATGATAGCAATCGCATATGCCACATTCGTAGAGTATGGTCTTGCTGTCTATGGTCCTAGTGCCCATCGTTCAACCCTCCCCCGGCTCCCGCCGGTTCGCGCGGTCTTTCAGCGCCTCAGCTCAATTCACTACAGAAGGACTCAGTATCAATCGGAAACTCATCAACCGTGTCTAAGCCGTCAAGGTATAACTGGTCGTAGGCGTCCTGCTCATCCTCCGCCTCGACATGGTAAACCTTCACCTTGCGTTCAATTTCTCGTATCTCAAATATAGGCATCGCCTCAACCCTCCGCGCAGTCTTTCAGCGCATCCCCTCCGTTTGTGGTTCGTGGGCCACCGTGCGGCCAACCGTTCGATCTAGCAGCTACGCTTTGCCCCGTATCTCCGCACGTGGCTGCCGTTCCCACTTCAACCCAGCCCACGGTATCAACCGGCCCGATAAAACGCTTTAAAACGGCGCGTAGCGCGTTTTCGGTTGGTTCAACCCCCTCAAACTTTGTAATCGTCTTGATAGCCTGTCATCGTCCAACCCTCCATTTTCCAGCAGTCAAAAGCAAACAGAACGCACGCGAGCACAAGGCCCGCAAACGCGCAGCCGGCCTTCCAGACCAGCTCTGCAATGAATGGATCAACTTGAATCATTTCGTTCATATCCGCTACTCCCCAAAGTAGAAACACCTTGCATACGCCAACAGCGCCTCTTGAATCCCCGGCTCATAATACTGTGTCCACGGAGTCCCCCAGTCTTGGTGCTCTAGCCAAGCTCTATGAGGCTCCAAGTGTTCGTCAAGCTCGCCCATGATCCTGCAAGCGGGACCGCCGGTGCATAGCAGAATGCAGAACTGAGCCGGTCTGGTATCAGCGTCGCTCGATCCTGGCGAGTACCAGTCAGAGCGGACCTCTACGCTTAGCGCGTCCTCCTCGATTGCTTGCCGCGCTTCATCCTCATCGAACGCGAAACCGTCCGGCTCGATCATTCCACGCTCGATTTGCTCCCCAACCATTTCTCGCAGGGTGTCTATATCGTCTTCGGTATAGTCCTCAACCACAGACTCAATCCCTGCGTCCTCTGTGAGTATTTCCACACATTGTATGTAGGTTAGCTCAGCCGTATAGACGCCAATCGCCCCTTCTCGATCCAGCTTAGCTACCATCTCCCGAATAGACTCAAGCTGCGCCTTTGCTTGCTCCTCACTCCGTTCATCTTTCGTTTGTGCAGTCATCTTTCAACCCTCCAACCCTCAAATTTTGGATTGACGCCCGGCAGGATTTGAACCTACGAAGCCTAGCGACATAACACAGTTGTGCCCGTCTCGCGTAGGACTTTGACCAATTTCACAGAGCGTCAAGATGCCCGCGCTCATCTCGGGCAAAAAGCTGGAAGCGGGCTTTGTGGATCAACCCGCTAGAACCCTTTCTCAACTACAGCGCCAAGCACTGATTCAACTTCTGCTGCTGTTCTACCTCATAGCTCAAGTGACTCTTGAGCGCGTCCTTTGCCTCTTGCTGCGCATATTCCCCGCCAATAAATCCCCAGCAAGAATCAACGTGGTTGCCGTCCTCATCCTCAATCACATACCCGTATACATCCCCCCTCAGATACCTGTCATACTCCTCAATCTCCTCTGTCGAAGTATGCTCTAGCCATTTCTCAGCCGTCCCTTTGAAGCTCTTCGGCTTATAGGGCCAGCTCCCGCACAACTCCTCAAACCGTTTCTTGGTCACATAGGCGAATCCAACCGTGCCACTATCCCAACCGGCTGCGTCTGACCAATGACTCCCCCCGCCAACCCAAATGGTAACGCCCGAATGATCCAGCATCCCTATCGGCTGAACCCATAGCACGTCCTCAAACCGTCTCAGATACCGGGCCAGCAGCTTGAATCCTCCACGCCGTAGCGCGTCAAGCTCAACATCGCTCGCTTTGCGGTCCCCCAGCTCATAACGTCGATGCCAGTCCACAATAACCGTGAGGTTATCATTCTCACGTGGGCTCATCGCGTCCTCATCTTGATACAACTTCACGGTGTATCCGTCTTGCTCAAACTCCTCAACTGGATTATCCATTTTCTCAACCCTCCCCTTTCAAATTTCGGTCAACTACTCAACAATGAACTTGCCCTTACCGCTCCCACCGTCCACAAGCTCATATTCCAACATCGCCAGCTCATCTGTGTGGTCAGCAGCCCAGCAAGTGACTGGTCCTGGGAATAGGTCCGAATTCTCCCCTTGTGACCAATCGCCCGTTTTATGTAGCGCGTAGTTTGCAGACTCCCCAGCCGCGCTTAGAAAGCTCAAGAGGCTTTCTAGTCCTTCTTGTAAGCTCCCACCTTGGCAACCCGAGCACAGGTCATTCCCGCTAAACTCTTGACCGTCCGCAAGGTCCACATACCAGCGGTACTGCGTCCGCCCTTCACTAGTCCGCCCATCATACTCAATCGCCAAGGTTGCATCGCCAACCCGCACACCCGGCAGCAACCTGCTAGTTATCATCACTGGTGTTCTCAGTTGCATTTTCTCAACCCTCCAACCTAGAAATTTAGTCTGCATCACCCCGCGTTTGCTCTGCCTTCAGGCTATCCCGTATCAGCCTTCTAATAGCCGCCGCATTCGAGCATCCCCATTCCCTAGCTAGCTTTTCTATAGCTGCCCTTTCCGTCTTATCAAGCGGCACTGGCAACGGCTTACGTTGTGATACCTTTTTCATATCGTGATGATATCACACTGATATTACCTGTCAAATCCCAGCTAGCCGGTAAGTCGTTTAGCTACAACACCGCCAAACTATTTTCCCTTTGGTTCCAACAACTTAGTCACAACACGTGATTTATTTTCAAGGTTGTGATATCGTCACGATTTATGAGTACTTCGGAGCTTGAGCTTGATAGCTCAATCGGTCAGAAGCACCGACACCCTAACTCACTAGCCAACCTACGCCCAGCGTGGCAACCGGGCGAGTCGCCTAACCCTGGCGGCTATCCCAAAAACACCCCAAAAGTAAGCGTAGCTTACGCCAAGCTCCTCGCCCTCGATCCTGCTGCGCTTGAATCGTTTCAACCGTCGAACGTCGCGGAAATGATCGCGCTTGAGCGCATACGAGAAGCTGGGAAGCGTAAGGGCTTGCGTGCAACCGTGGAGATAACGGATAGAATCGAGGGCAAGGCTCCACAACGAATGGAGCTTAACTCCACTACTGTCAACATTAACGTGCAGGTCAACCTGTTCCTTGATGCCGCGCGTGACCTCGCGGATAAGCACGGCGTGCCGCTCGAACTCGCACAAGCCCGGATGCTCGCCCTCGCCGATCCCGCCCAGCGTGTCGCGCTCGAAGCTGCGCTCGCTGTAGCGCAGGCTACAGAAGAAGCGTGACCAATCTTACCAGTTTCTTCGGTGATCTACCTTACGCCCGCGAGTGTAGCGTAGGTTACACACACGCTTGCCCAGCTAACGCACGTCCACACGCGCACGCTTGCCCGCCTCGCGTCCCTGGCTCGCTAGCTCGCGCAGGTCGAGCGCCAGCCGGTTGCTGGGTACGCCCCGGCGAGGGGGGTGGGAGCGCACAGCGGCGAAGCCGGGTGAGCGGGAGTCCCGGGGCGAAATGAGGGCTCATGGAAAAATCATGGCCCGACCAACCGGGGCGTAACAAAAGGTTACGGTTGCTCCGGCGCCGCCACCGAAAGTAACAACTAGGTAGAAAGGTGACGGCCTACCGGGGGGGGGGGGCACGTTCGGCAGGAAATCTCCAAGTGGCCCGGAGTCCCCCTCGAACGCGCGGGGCTGGGAAGTAAGGGGTTGACAGGTGTAAGCGGACGGTGCTACAATCGACGGCACTATGAACCTTTCCTTATTCAGCAAGATCAACCTGAAGCGGTGCACCTCACCAGAAGGATTCAACCATTCGCTCGAAAGTTGGAGTGAGGCCGAGTGGACCAACGCGATTGCTGGCGAGCTGGGTGAGGCCGCTAATCTGACGAAGAAGTTGCTGCGCCATCGGGACCGCGTAGCGGGGAACTACAAGCCGGAAGATCAGGACGTTGATTACCTACGAAGGCAAGCGGCGCATGAGTTATGTGATGCGATCATCTACGCCGATCTGGCGATTCAGCGGCTCGGGTTTGATACGAGCGAGTTATTGATCGGGGTGTTCAACCGGAAGTCTGAGCAGCTCGGGTGTTCTATTCGGTATGAAGAAGACTAAGGCTTTTCTCAACTTCCAATGCAACGCCTGCGACGGGCGCGGGCTGCTGTCGGCGGGCCTCGACTTCGACCCGAGAGCCGAGCGCGAGTCCGCTGGGAAGTCGCTCCGTGAGGTCGCGCGTTCGATGAAGATCAGCGCGGGCTATTTGAGCGATCTGGAGCTGGGCCGGAGGGCTTGGAGCGAGGGGCTGCTGGATGATTTCAGGGAGGCGACCCGCTGACGGGGGGGGGGCGGTTTTTCTGGCGGCGTTTGAAGTCGCTCGGAGTCCCACCAAAGATAGGGGGTATGAACAACATGATCTTGCTCAGCGGAGAATTGGTGGAGCGGCTGGCTCTGGAGCCGGTCGTCGGGGAGCGGTTGGACCTCTGGGGACGTTCGTTTGTTGTGGCAGCCCCATCGCTCAACTTTGATGCGTGGCGGCTGGCCGAATCGCCCCTTGAATACGCTTGGATGGAGGTAGTTCGGGTGTTCCGGTTGGGATATTACCGAGCGTTGTGGGCAATCCACGACGCCGGGTTTGGGTACGTTGAGGAGGCGGCGACGATTCGCGTGCGGGACTTGTGGCGAAGGCAGCCAAGCCACGTGAGAAAACCACGATGAAACTACACGAGTGGCAAGCACAGCAGCGGGCGGCGGTGGCTCCTGAGTTTGTGCCGGACGCGGAGCGCCAGTGCGCGGGGAAGGAACGGTACTTCTCGCGGGCAGATGCGCAGCAGGCCCTCGTAAAGATGCGAGCTTCGGGAAAGGCGAGTGGGCCGCTGAACACGTATCTGTGTTGCCTTTGCGGTGACTGGCACATGGGCCATCCGCCGAACGTGGGCATCCCACTTGTGGTTGCGTGGGTTTGGAAACCGTGGTGGGTGCGGCTGGCGGATTGGTGGTATGATCGGGCGCGAGAAAACCGTTGATCCCGCCCGCGACCTGTGGTACGATCGCGCCAACTCCTAGTGAGAATAGTGAAACAAGCGAGGGGCGGGGCCGTCGGCTTTTAGGGTCGGCGGCCTTGCTCTTTTGGGGATGTGATCGCAGCGAAAGTCTGTTATAAGAAGGAGCGGTGATGGCTTGCCAAAACAACCACTCCCAAGCGTATCAATGCCGCCGGTGCAAGCGGTATTATTGCCATGAGCACAAGTTGATCTATGACGATGAGTTCTGGTGGTGGAAGTGCAAGGGGCTGGGGCGGCTTCATCGCACGACTGCTGATGGGAGGATCATTTTAAGATGATTATCAAGTGGCTCCTCTCCCCGACCAAGCTCCCCCCGTCGCCGCCCTGGTGGCTGGTCATCGTGGTCTGCGGGGGGATTGGCATTCTGAGGTGGTTGTTTGAGGGCTAAAAAGTACGTCCAGACGCGCGATGGTGATAAGATCGTGGTCGGCGAGGGCCGGTCCCGGTTGCACAAAATCGCTTGTTGCGACTGTGGCTTGGTTCACGTTCTCAAGTTTAAGCTGGAGGGCTCGGTTATTACGTTTAGGGCGTACCGGGACAATCGGGCGACCGGACAGCGGCGGCGGAGGGAGCACGAGTTTGTGCCGAGGAAGCGCCGATGACAATAGATATGTCAGCCTACTCCCCCGAGCAGCTCGCGGCCCTCGATGCTGAGGCGGCGCTTGCGATGGGGGCGGTTGCGGCGATGACCAAGGTGGTCAGGCCGGAGCCGCAGTGGTGCCCTCACAAGCCGAGCGAGCGGCAGAAACTTTTCCTCGACCTTGATTGCTCGGAGGCATTTTATGGTGGGGCGGCGGGCGGAGGCAAGCAGGTTCCGTTGTCCACTCCCATCCCAACACCCGATGGATTCACGCAGAATGGAGACTTGCGAGTTGGGGATCGTGTGTTTGATGAGAACGGGCAAATTTGCCGGGTTACGACTTTGTTTCCTACAGAACTTCCGCAGGTTGCGTATCGTCTCACCTTCGATGACGGCTCTCAAATAGATGCGTGCTCGGAACATCAGTGGCTCACATTTGATGCAAAGGAACTTGGGGCGCTTACTAGGCGTGATCCTGTATGGAGAGCCCGACGACGGGCTAGGCGAGAGTCTAGGGTACTAGGGACCAAATCCAAAAAGTTTACGGCCAGCCTTATTGCGCGAAACATGGCAAATCCCCCACCATCATTACCCCCACCGACTGGATCAATCCGAACCACGGAAGAAATCTATCAGACCCTCTACACAAAAAAGGGTCGGGCCAACCATGCAATCCCAGTTGCGGGCGCGCTGAATTTACTTGATGCTGATTTGCCCATTGATCCGTACACACTTGGTCTATGGTTAGGGGATGGGATGTCGGCATCGGGTCGAATAGGGATGGCATTAGCTGACGCTGACGAGATTAAAGTACCCTATGTACGGGGGACGCGGAAGATTAGAGAACCCAATGGCGTCACCTCCTTTTCTGCCTTTGCTACGGACTACTATCCCGATTTACATGTGAGGCTAAAGCAGGCAGGGCTCATAAATAATAAGCACGTTCCAACGGTTTATCTCCGAGGGTCCCGAAGCCAGCGATTGGCCTTACTCCAAGGTCTGATGGATACCGATGGAACCGTGTCTGATGGTGGCTCGGCTGAATTTGCAAACACAAACAAGCTCTTAATTGATGCTGCGCATGAACTGATCGTCAGCTTGGGATGGAAAGCCAGAATTATTGAGGGGCGAGCGAGGTGCAATGGTGAGGATCACGGACCAGTGTGGAATATAAAGTGGACGCCCTCGGACTACGTATTTCGCCTGCCGCGCAAATGCCGAAAGCAGAAACTTGCTGTGCGCCGCACAACCCGATTTCGATACATTGTTGATTGCCGCCCGATAGAGCCTGAACCGATGCGCTGTATTGCGGTCGATGCGCCTTCACACTTGTACCTCGTAGGCCGTTCGATGATTCCAACACACAACAGCGATGCGCTCTTGATGGCCGCTTTGCAATACGTCCACGTCCCCGGCTACGCAGCAATCCTGTTCAGGCGCACGCTGACGGACCTCGCGCTCCCCGAGTCCCTAATTCCCCGGTCGTTCGAGTGGCTCAAAGGGCGGACCCCGGCGGTTTGGCATGAGAAGGAGTCGCTTGGGGTGCCGGGGCGGACGTGGGTTTTCCCGAGCGGCGCGACGCTCACGTTTGGTTATCTGGACACCGAAGTAGACAAGTACCGCTACCAATCCAGCGCCTACCAGTTCGTCGGCTTCGATGAGGTCACGCAATTTACCGAATCAATGTATCTTTATCTGTTCAGTCGGCTGCGCCGCCTGAAAGCGATGGACGTTCCGTTGCGGCTCCGGGCCGCAAGCAATCCTGGCGGAGAGGGCCACGAGTGGGCGAAGGCCCGATTCATTCCCGAGGACTATACGAAGGACCAGGGGAAGGAACTGAAGGTCTGGACGAAGACGTTTGTTGATGACGAACAGAAGGAAATCACGACCCAATTCGTGCCGTCGCGGATCACGGATAACCCCGCGCTCGACCAAGCGACCTATATTGATGGCTTGGGGAAGCTCGACCGCGTTACACGCGAGCAATTGCTCTATGGAGACTGGGCGATCTCCCCGACCGGGCGAACCTACTTCAACCCTGACGCCCTCGCTCTGTTCAAGGCGATGCCCGCCGAGATCGGAGAGCTGGTTTTTACCGAGAACCGGCTCGGAGAGAAGCGGCTCATCTTCCAGCGGCGCGAGGACGGGATGCTCAGCGTGTGGCGAACGCCCGTCGCCGGTCGCCGCTACGTGATGGGCTGCGACGCCGCGCTTGGCAAGGACGCGAACAAGGGCGAAGGCAAGGTGGACCCGGACTGGTCGGTGGTGCAGGTCCGCGAGCAGGAAACCGGCGAACAGGTGGCGCGCTTTCGCGGTCGGATCAGCGAAGCGTTCTTCGGCGAATATTGGGTCCGGCTCCACCGCTGGTACAACAACGCTTTCGTCGTTCCCGCCGTTACCGGTGGCTACGGGCGCGCGGCGCTCGTCAGCGCGATGGCGACGGGCTTAGAGGCGAAGTACGTCTACTGGCGCGAGGACGAAACAGGGATGCCCGGTCGTCGCCCTACGGGCGCTCCTGACCTCGGTTTCACCGAGTCGGTCGCAACGAGGCCGGTCCTCTACTCTCTGCTCGACACCGCAATCATCCAGCACGCGATTGAGACTTATGATGCTGTGACGATCAACGAGTATTATGCGTTCGAGATTAACAAGGATGGGAAGCCCCAGGCGCGCGCGGGCACCAAGGATGACTGCGTGACGGCGGACGCCCTCTGCGTCAAGGGGATGCAGGTCGCCCCCCGCGTCATCAAACCGGCGCTCGGCTCGTTCGTGCCCCGGCGTAAGTACGGAGGGCCGCAGGCGGCGAGGGACTGGGAGGAGGAGCGGTATTGGAGGGAGCAGATGAAGCCGACGGGGTCGAGGCTTGATCGGGGGTAGCCCGCGAGATTTGTGCTTGACAGGCTATACCACCTATGGTAAAAATAGAGGCTGCCGAGGGTGGTACTTATGAATATAGTCTACAAAGCTCTGGTCCGATGGCCGGGTGATCTAACCGAGTCTCGCCGACGCAGCCGATTTGGCGATGTGGCTTGGGGCAAAACCCTGAAGGTGTTGGACCGAGAACTGGCGCTGCTCGGGGCAAGCAACATCATATTCCAAGTTGCTGTTGAGGACCACGACATCAGGCTCGATGGCGGGTTGCGAGCGGGTTCTAAGAAGGAACATCCCGGCGTTATTATTACGTTCGATTCAATCCACGGGCCATTGAGTTACTGGACGGATGAATACGATGAGTTTGCCGATAACGTGCGGGCGATCGCGCTTTCGCTGGAAGCCCTGCGGGCAGTGGACCGCCACGGGGTTAATAAGAAAGGCTCGCAGTATGAGGGTTATAAGAGGTTGCCGGGAGTTGGGGAAACGGGGAACGGTCGGCCCCGGTTGGAGACACCGGAACAAGCTGCTAAGTTTGTGGCTAAGCACGTGGATGTACCGAAAGAACTGCTGATGAGCAATAAGTTTGTGTGGGAGGCTTCTTACAAAGAAGCTGCGAAGCGACTACACCCAGATAATAAAGAGACTGGCGATGATGAGCTGTTCGTCGAGCTACAAGATGCGGCGGTTATACTGAAGGGGCATCATGGCTAAATCGCCTATTGCCACCAAACAGAAGATCACAAGAATGGTTGAGCTGGTCTGCGGGCGATGTGGCTGGAAGTGGCAGCCCAAGGTAGAGCGGCCCAAGAAGTGTCCGGGGTGCAAGAATCCGTTGGTTTGGGGATAAGCACATGGCCCCAAATAAATCCAGTGAGCAAACCTACGTCGTCATCGGCACCATCACCAAGCGCGCCCGCTTCGCGGTTAGCGCAAACAGCCCCGAGGAAGCGATGGACAAGGTAAGGGGCGGCGAGTGGGATAGTGTGGAGCCGGGGAAGACGTTCGATTGGGAAGTGGAGCGGGCGGAGGAGAGCGTTTGATGGCGCAATCACAACCAATGCAAATTCTGACCTCGCATCAGTCGCAGGACTGGTACACGCCGCCTTACATCATTGAGATGGTGCGAGAGGTTCTTGGGGTGATCGGACTTGACCCTGCAAGCGATCCGATACCGCAGCGATGGATTAAGGCCGACCGCTATCTTGATAATCCGTGGGGCCTGAACTGTGCCTGGAAAGCGTCTACCGTGTTTTGCAATCCGCCTTACGGAAAACTTGCAGGGCAAAGTAATCAAGCCGTCTGGTCGCTTACTATGTCGGATCAGTACAGGGCGGGCGCTTTCAAAGAAGGTATCTTACTTATCAACTCCACGCACGGTTACAAATGGTACGAGGAACTTTGGACACGCTACACGGTCTGCCTTGCACGCGAGCGTATCAGGTTCGTCAAGCCTGACGGGACAATCGGCGGTCAGGCAAAACGCGGGCAGACCTTTGTTTACTTCGGAGTAGATGATCAGAAGTTTGCGCACGTGTTCGGCAAGCTCGGGAGGATTATCAGACCATGAGAACCCCCGAAGCGATCAAAGCGAGCGCCAGTAGCTCCAAACCGGGTGAGCAGACCTCCGCCGCCCACCGCGAGCTGCTCATTATCGAGCTGCTCCTCGACATCAGAGGGTTGCTGGTGGAGCTTGTTGAGCGGGTGCCGGGGGATTAAAAGCCTGCCTAACGGCAGATCAACTCGTGGAGGACCAATGACCAAAAAGAAACCAAGGTACGGCAAGATAACGTGGCTTGGGAATACGCAAACCAAAGAGCTACACCGGCTTGTCGAAGGTGAGGCGCACGATCCCCGCTGCCAGCTCTACGAGATCGGCTCGAACCACCGGAAGGTCACGCGAACGGCGCGGGAGCTTCGGGAGCTTGATTATGACGCTTGCGCGTTTTGTACGCGGAAGTTTCGGAGCCGGGAGAACACCTAAAATGACACTACAAGAACTAGCGATTAGGGAACGCCAAGCGCACAAAGATATGCGGGGCGAGCAGCTTCGGCTGGAGCGATTCGAGCAACTGCTCCTACGGCTCAACGAGTGGCGCGCGGACCCTTCGAGCGTCCGCTGGCAGCCCGTCCAGAAGCTCATTGATGAGTTGGAGCGCGAGCGATGACCATTCTCACCTGGATTCTAGCCGCCCTCGCGGCTCTGGTGCTACTCGTCATCATCGTAGCGGCTCTGGCCTTGTGGGCCGAGCGCGGAGACAAGTGGGATAATTTTTGGCGCTAGCTCCACCGCCCCCACCGCCGCTCCGCAATAACCATTGCCCCGCCCCGCGATTCGGCGTACACTCAAGCGCGAAGCAGAACGCCGCAGAGGAAGTCGAATAAGTAGCTTCATCATACTGCGTACAAGCAACGGCGTGATGACCAAGCGTATCTTGGCCGTGCGGCGTGGCAGCTCTGCGGCGGTCATGTAAGTACGTCAATGAGGAACGCCAAATGAGCCTAGCAGAACGCTTCATCCCGTCCGCGATTCGCGGAATGTTCGGCGGAAACGGCGGCCAGCCGCCCGAAGAAATCGCCGAGCAGGAGCCACCGCCGATTTCCACCCAACTTTCGATCAACAAGGACGAGCTGGAGCGCATCCGGCTCCAAATCCACTCAGACTACGACCTCGCGCTCGACGACCACAACATTCGGCTCCGCCGATGCGCCCGCCAAGAGGAACTTTGGCGCAAAAAGCCCGGAATGCCCGGCGGCGAAACCGGCGAATCGAACTTCCGCGTTCCCATCTGCACCGCCCTCATCTTCGCCAAGCACGCCCGCGAAATCGACGCGATGTTCGGTCCAAAAGCGAGCGTTTCGGCCACCCCGCGCGGCCCTTCGGACACTAAAGCGGCGAAAAAGGTGTCGATCGCGATGTCCTGGCAGGTCTTGGACAACATGAAGTGCATAAAACCCGTTGCTCTTTGGGCGCTCCGCCGCCTCAAGCACGGGCGTTCCTTCGCTTTCGTCCCCTGGGAGTCGAAATTCTACACCAAGTACGAAAATGGCGAGCGAAAACGGGTCAAATACCAATCATCTCCGATGATTTACCCCCTCGGAAACGACGAAATCATGCTCCCAGCCGACGTAGAAGGCTGTGACACCGTTCAGGACGCCCGTTGGGTGATGAGGCGCTACAAAACGACTCCTACGGAGATGCTCCAGCGCGAATCCGTGCCCGGAGAGCCCCAAAACGAGGAAGGCGACTGGTACCAAGGGATTTCCGAGAACTTCGAGAAGATCGTTCGGCTCGGTCGGGACGGCATCAACCGCTACCAGATGTCCAACGAAGATCAATCGAAGGTTGTCGCGGATCGCGATGAGGGCGTCATGCGTGATATGAGCAGCTCCGTCCGCGAGTACGTCATTGTGGAGGAGCATTATATAAGGTGGAGGATGGAAGTGGGCGCGCCACCCGAGGAGGAAACCGATGAAGATACCGAACTTGAAATTTCAGCCGACACTCCCGCCGATGCAGCGCAACCCGCAGGTACTTTTAAGGATGAGCAAGGCGTCGTCAGAGAAATGCTCGAAACTGATCTTGTCGTTCGTTACGTCCGAGATTTGCACCTCATCGTCGGAATCCAGCGGCTCGCCGAACTCTACCCGGATACGCCGAACAAGCGGCCCATCTTAGAGATGTCGCTGCTGAACGACGGACAATACTGGTGCCAAGGCTTGATCGAACTGACCGAGGAGATCGAGCAGGAAATGTCCATCCTCGCGAATAAGCTGATCGAAGCCGTCGGCATGTCCATTGCTCCGCCGATCTTCGTCGAACCTACCGTCGGCGAGAACTTCATGAACCGGAAGTATGGCCCCTACGACCTCATCCCGACCGCCAACGCCGCCGGTGTCCAGCAGATGAAGATCACGCCGCAGATTGAGTCCTTTGCGCAGCTCTGGCTCCTGTTCCAGCAAATCTACGAGCAAGTCACAGGCATCTCACAGGGGGTTTTTGGCCGGGCGATGGACCAGCCCAACGCCCCCCGCACGCTCGGGGGCCAGCGGCTCGTAGCCGCCGCAGGGGACGTTCGGCTCGCGCTCGACATGCGAATGCTCGCCGAGGACCTCACGCGCGTCCTTGAGTGGATTTGGGACCTCTGGCGTATGATGGGCTCCGAGCAGGAGTTCTACCGCGTCGCGGAGGGCGATGCCCCGCGCGGCACCTTCAACACCGGCGAGGTCAACGAGGGCTTCGCTGCGCTCTCCGCCAAGGAGCGCGAAGCCAGCTACGACTTCTCCTTCCAGTTCGCAGATGACATGCAGCTCCGCGAAGGTAAGAAGCAGGAAATCCTGCTCGTGATGCAGGTCCTCTCGACCCTTCCGATCATCGCCACGAACCCCGCCGCTCAGTACCGCCTAGCTGTCGAGTTCTGCGAGGTCTTCAACATCGATTTCACGGAGATCATGGACGAGCCCCCACCGCTCTTTTCGCCGCGTCTGCCGTCGCTAGAGTGGACCCTTCTGCTCCAAGGTGAAGACATCAACATCCACCCCGCCGACGACGACCAAACCCACATCGACGACCACGAGAACCGCGTCACAGCGATGTCGCTCGCTCCCGCCGAAGACCAGGACTGGGACGCGATCCTCGCGATGCGCGAACACGTCATCCAGCACCAACAGCAGATGCTTGCCAAACAGCAAGCACAGGAAGTTATGGCCGGGCTGCAAGCGATGCTCGGCGTAGCGCAGGGGGGCGTGCCCGGCCTTGGCGGAGGCGGTGGCCTGCCCCCCGGCAATCCCAACGCCCAAGGTATGCAAGGCGCGGGTCAGGCCGGACTCGGCGCGCTCGGCGGCGGCCCCACCATCGGTGGCGGCATGGGCGGGGGGATGGAGGGGATGGGGCCGGTCGGCGGGTAGCTTGACAGGTGTATGTATGTATGTTATTCTCGCCTCGTGTTGAAGGAACGATTAAACCTAAGCATAGGCGAAGAAGCGTCGCACGCCCTCTCCGACTTGTCCGAGCGCCTCAAGATGAGCAAGACCGCGATCATCGAGGCGGTGCTCATCGAGTGGGCGAAGCGGGAAAACCTAAAGAGCCTCAAGGCTCCCAAGAAAGGCGGTAGCAAGCGATGAAAGGCAGCGTCCCCTGTCCTCAATGCGGCAACCCAGAAACCGACTTGCTCAGCACGACCAACGACTACCGCAACTACTGCCCGGCTTGCGACGTGCGATTCAGCGATAAGGGGGAGTTTCCCCTAGAGAAAGTGGAGGCAACACCGATGAAAACCCTCGTCCTCAAAGTCGAACTTCGGGGTGAGAACATCAACGTCGATCTGGACAGCCCGATCATCGTGGGTGTCAAGGCGCTGTTGGAAGCAGCGATTCGTACAAAACGTACCGAGGAAACCTTGATTGATCTCGCACAGTGGAGTGAATGGGCAACAGGCGTTACCGCCGTCGAAGTCCGCTTCCAGTTCAGTGAGGAGTCCATAGATTGATGAGCACCCCCGACGAACGCGGCGTCAACGAGGCCCTCAAGAGCTTCCAAAACTTTTGCCTCGACCAAATCGTCGCGGCTTGGTTCGCCGACGCGCCCGACCCCGCCGCCCTCACCGACGAAATGCTGGACAAGTGGGAGCGGATGATGCGTAGTCGCTACGGGCGGGCAGCACGGCAACAGTCAGAGGCAACTGGTATCATCACGACCGGCGGCACGTGGCTGGATGATGTACTTGAGGAGAGCAAGAAGCGGATCAGGGCGTCCTTGGGTAGGGCGATTAAGGATGCCACACTGACGGCGCAAGCGGAACGCGAGAAGGCTAATTGATGACCATCGACGTAGTATCCCAATCCAAAGACTACCTCGAACTCTCCGACATCGAGTTCCACCCCCTCGTCCGCGCCAAGTTCCGCGAGGTCCTCGAAACGGAGGCTCGCAACCTCGAACAAGTTGCCCCTGACCGCCTGCTCAAGTTCCAGGGCCGCATCGAGATGCTGCGGTGGATTCTTGACGCGATGCTCCCGAAGATTTTGGCCGAACAGCGCGAACGGGCGAAGGCTGCGGAGGCGAGCGAGTGAGCACTGAATACTGTCCAGTAGGACGTATCGACTGGCAGGAACTTATGGAGATGGTGCCCCCACCACCTCTACGATGGGATAGCGAGCAAGCTGTTACTCGGCGGTTATACGATGCGGAAACTAACCGATATATTTGGGTCGCCGACACAAAACGGGGTGCGGTGTTTGAGTTATTCGGCTCGAACCAAGATGAGGACGGAGACGTTTCTATCAAGCGCATCAGCCAGTGGCTTGATACGGAGTTAGTAGAGCAATGACCCCAACCATCATCGTCCCTTCTTTCACGTGTCGCCACTGCCGCCGCCCCATCTCTCCGGCTTTCATCGCGTCGCTCGTCGGCACGAACCCTGCGAACGGTTACTTATGTGAGACGTGTATTGTGCGGGAGCAGGAAAACATGCACCGCCTCCAAGCCTCGCTCAACGAAGTCACGCTCGACATCGACGGGGCCGCCCCGCCCTGCGCGATCTGCGACACGATCAAGGGAGACGAGCGGGTGCTTGAAGACTACGAAGGCGCGAAGGCGTTCATGTGCAAGCCGTGCGCGGATGCTTACTTGGTTAGTAATCGAGATAAGCTGAAGGGGACGAAGCTCGAATGGGACTTGAAGCTAAAGTAGAACCGACTGACCCTGATGTTTGCCCCAAGTGTCGAGGCGACTTGGGCTGGACCTTACGCGGCTCAATGGACGGCAACCCCTATCGCGGCAACGTCGCAACCTGCCGTGATTGTGATTACTTTTACGAGCCTAGTGAGGAGTGGCTGCGGATACATAAGCGATGACCAACGGCCTCGTCAGCATCATAATCCCCTCCCGCAGCGAGCAATTCCTCGTCCCCACGGTCAACGATTTGTTCGCCAAAGCGGTTGGTCCCATCGAAGTAATAGTGTGCTTGGATGGTGGGTCATGGCCTGATCCACCCCTACCGTTCGACCGTGGAAGCCTCACTGTTATCCGCCATTCAGAGTCCCTCGGCACGCGCGCCGCGATCAACGCCTGCGTCGAAGCCGCCAGTGGCGAGTTCATCATGAAGTCCGACGCTCATTGCTTGTACGCGGAAGGGTTCGATGAGGCCCTCAAAGCCTCTTGCTTCTCCAACCACGTCGTCGTCCCCCGCCGCAAGCGCCTTGACGCGGAGAACTGGCGCGTCGAGGAAACCAACCGGCCCGACTGCGACTACGAATACATCCAGTGGCACCCCACCGACTTCGGCGGTCGCGGCCACAACATCGCCCGTTGGGAGGAGCGCAACCGGGATGAGTCGCTCAAGTCGATCCCGATCGACGACCTGATGGCCTTCCAGGCGAGCTGCTATTTCATGCGCCGAGACTACTGGAATTTCCTAGAACTGATGGACGAGTCCGCCTACGGCAAAACCCAAAACGAAGGAGAGGAGATCGCGCTCAAATGTTGGCTCAGCGCCGGGCGGGTAGTTATCAACAAGCTCACGTGGTTTGCCCACTTGTGGAAGGGCTCCCGCTACCCCCGCGACTACAAGTTCGAGCCGTCCGACCTCGCCCAAGGCGCGAGCGGCGTTCAGCGGTGGCTCACCGACTCCGCGTGGCCCAAGCAAACGCTCCCGTTCTCGTGGCTGATCGACAAGTTTAACCCACCCGGTTGGCCCCCCGATTGGCGCGCGCAGGTAATCAATGACCAGTCTCGGCCAGTACCAATATCGCACGGAAGCCGGAGCCCTGATGCCCCCGGCTCTCCGCTACCACAACTGGATCAACCAAGCCCTGCACCGGGGCCACTGCCCGCTGAACGCGACGCTCCTAGTGCTGGGGTCGTTCTACCAAAGGATATACGGTCTATGAGCGATACGCTTGCCCGCATCCTCGGCAAGTTCAACCTTGACCCGAGGGCTGATTACAGCAAGGTCACGATGCCCCTTACGTTGCGGATGAACCGCACGGAACTTGCCGCGTTGTTCGCCGAACTCGGTTTCACCGTGGGGGCGGAGATCGGCACGGCGGCGGGAGATTATGCAGAGACGCTCTGTAAAGCGAACCCCGATCTGCTGCTCCTACATTGTGTGGACAAGTGGCAACCTTACCACGGCTACACCGACCACACCCATAAGACGACGTTGGACGGATTTTACAATGAGGCTAAAGCGCGGCTCGCACCTTATCCCGTGTTTATGCACCGTGAGTGGTCGTTGGATGCGGCGAAGGAATTTGAGGACGGTTCTCTTGACTTTGTCTACATCGACGCGAATCATAGGTACGAGTACGTCGTCGCCGACATCGCCGCGTGGCTCCCGAAGGTCCGCTCGGGTGGAGTCCTCGCGGGCCACGACTTCAACCAGTCCCGCCAGTCCCGCAAGAAGCTCTTTGGCGTCGTCGAGGCCGTCACCGGCTGGTGCTCCGCCTACAACGTAGCCCCTTGGTTCGTCTGCAAGGGCGAATGGGTTTCGGTCGGAGATAAGACGCCGAGTTGGTTCTGGGTGAAGCCATGAAGTGGAAGGACGAGTCAAAGTTCTCGAAAAGCAAGCGTAAGTATTGGGTGAGAGCGCAAGGTGATATTGCTGAGAGGTGGAAAGGTAGTGGCCCCAAACCCGAAACGAGAAGCGAGAAACGGAGGGATCGGTTAGCTCGTGGTATATTAGGCATAAAGAAAAATGCGTGACCTCTCCATCCTCATACCTTCCCGTCAGGAACCATTTTTGCGGCACACAATCGAGGACATCCTCGCCCGCATCGAAGCGGACACGGAGATCATCGCGGTCTGCGACGGGGCCTTGCCGGTAGAGCCGATAGATGACCATCCGCGTGTGAAGTTGGTGCTGCTCCCGAAGTCCATCGGTCAGCGTGCCGCCACGAACCTCGCGGCTCGAATGTCCAAGGCGAAGTTCATAATGAAGCTCGACGCGCACTGTGCGCTTGACCAAGGCTTCGACGTTAAGTTGATGGCAGATTGCGAATACGATTGGACGGTTGTGGGAAAAATGTATAACCTCCACGTCTTTGATTGGGCCTGCAAGGTCTGCGGCCACCGCCGCTACATGGGTCCACTCCCGACCAAGTGCCTGAACGATGCTTGCCCCGGCACCGAGTTTGAGCAGATCATCGTTTGGAAGCCCCGGCTCCACCGCCTAACCAGCGCGTATCGGTTCGACGCTAACCTACATTTCCAATATTTTAGAGAGTACACCAAACGGCTCTTTAACGCAGGCAACCACGGCCTGCTCACCGATACGATGTCTCTGCTCGGAGCCTGCTGGTTTCTCCATCGCGATCGCTATTGGGAACTCGGTGGCCTCGATGAGCGGCACACATCCTGGGGCCAGATGGGCACCGAGATCGCCTGTGCCACTTGGCTCACGGGCGGTCGCCTCGTCTGCAACCAGAAGACGTGGTTTTCACACATGTTCAGGACGCAGTCGGGGTTTTCGTTCCCATACGAAATGGACGGCAAGGGTCAGGCTTACTCGCGGGTCCACTCGCGCTGGCTCTGGGTAGAGGGGAACTACCCGAAGATGCTTCGCCCGTTGTCGTCGCTTGTGGAGCAATTCGCCCCCGTCCCCGACTGGACAGATGAGGCGCTTGAGAACCTGAAGAAGATCGAACGTAAGAAATGGGGAGGTCGAAATGGACCACTTGTACCATTTTCTGGCGACGCTATCACTAATGGTCAGCCTCGGAGCGTTCTTAGCTCTGACCGCGCAAATAGTAGTAGGGGTAATCAGGCTCATCAAACCGCTGCGATAATCTACTACACCGACTGCCTGCTCGCCGATCCCATCTACGAAGCCTGCCAGCGCCAGCTCGCCCGCGCCTGTGGCACGATCCCTATCACGAGCGTCTCCCTCGGTAAAGGCATAGACTTCGGCGAGAACATCATCATCCATCGGCAGCGGGGGGCGAAGACGCTCTTTCTCCAGCTTATCGCAGGGCTGGAGGCGAGCACCGCCGACTTTGTGTTCTTCTGTGAGCACGACGTGCTCTACGATAAGAGTTGCTTCGCATTTACACCACCGCGCGACGACGTTTTCTACTACAACGTCTCCCTCGTCCGCGTGAGCGCGGCTTCCGGTAAAGCCGTGGGCTATCAAGCGAAGCAGCTCTCGGGGCTGTGCGCGAACCGGCTGCTCCTGCTTGAGCACTACTACCGGCGTTTAGCGCGCATGGCCCTAACCTGTCGCCAAGTCGCGGGCGAAGGCCGCGAACTCCCCCCGAAGTGGCCCGACGGCCACTCCCGCTTCACTGGCTGGGAGCCCGGCGCAAACTCGCGCGCGGGGCACGAGGTTGATGGCTACAAGAGCGACGTTTGGCAATCAGCCGTACCCTACATCGACATTCGCGACCACGGCACGAACTTTAGTCGAACGCGCTGGAAGCGTTCCCTATTCTGGGACAAATCCACCTGTGAAGGCTGGCACGAGTTCGCCCCCGGCGAGCTAATTCCCGGCTGGCCGAGCGCCCCTGTTGGGTGCTTCAGCGAGTTCCTCGCCGACCTATCCAGCTATGTAGCTAACGAAAGTCCTTGACACACCACCCCTAGTGGGCTATGCTCGCCAACCAGAGGGCCAACATGCTCTCGCGCTACGCCTAAAAACTTTATGGCTAAAGAAACGGACGAAACCGAAGACACCACCGCAACCGAAGACCTCGACCAGCCCGACGAAGCAGCCGAGGATACCCAGCCACTTGAACTGCCCGACGATCCCGAAGAACTCAAGAAGTTCGCCACAAGCGCGGCTTCCGAACGAGAGCAACTTCGGCGTGAACGTGCGCAGCTCCAAAGCGAACGAGACAGACTAAAGGAACTGGAGGAGGAGCAACGTACCAAGGCTACCTATTGGGCCACGGACGCCGAAGCGAAAGCTGCCGAGTTGCGACAACTGAGAGGTAAGGCTACGAAGCAGCCCAAGGCTGAGGCCGCCGAAGCCGCTGAGGATGACGAAGAACTCGCCGTCCTCGCCGCCAACGGTATGAAGCTCAGCGACCTCAAGCGCATGTGGCAGGCCGACGCGGACAAGGCCGCTAAGCGAGAACGGGTTGAGGCCACCAATCAAGGCGCTCACGCCCGGCAGATCGTCACTGATTACCCCGATCTGGCTAACGACAACTCGCCGCTCTCAAAGGCGACGATAGCAGAGATGGAGATCATCAGCCGTGACGACCCGACGCTTAGCGATCAGGCTACGTTCGAGCTGGCCACTCGCCGCTCTGCGGCGAGGTTGGGAATCGCACCGCGCAGCGTAGCGGCGGCCAACGGCAAGTCGCCCGAGGAAACCGAACGCGCGCGCAGGCGTGCGGCGCAGGGCGGCCCAACCGGCAAACCAGCAGCCTCGAAAGGCGCAGTCGTCGTCACCGACGCAGACCGAGCGATGGCCCGCAAGATGAACGGTGGTCAGGACGTGCCCGACAAGCTGTTGATCGAGGCAAAGAGGCGTCTAGCCGACGGCCAAGCGGCCCGTGCGTAGCTCAAGTAGCAGTCGTTCTTCCAGAACTCCTTCCAAACGTCTCGTCCGCATCACGCGGAGCGAGAATCCATGTCAAGTCAGCCGACCGAAGCAGCCGATGCACGGACCATCGGCCAGTACAACACCGATCCCCTAAACAAACAGCAACGTGGCCGTTTGCACTACCTCGGCTGGAAAAACGTAGACATCGCCGAGATGACCGTGGCCGGTGCGCTCGCCAATCTCAAGGCTGGTAGCGCGAAACCCGGCAGCAAAGCCTTTCTCAAGAACCAAGTTAATCCGTTGACTGGCACCAAGGATGTCAGCGAGCTTGTCGGCAAGTATTCCAACGAGGAGATCGAGAAGCGTGCTGGCAACGCTCCGCTCCCAAGTGGTGTGCAGGTAACAGTCGATGAGTTTACCCGTAAATGTCAGCAAGCGGCTACCGAACCCTTCGTCATGGACGAGTACACGGGCCGCGTGACCAAGGGCGCGGACCCGATGAACGCAATGCTCCATGAGATGGAGGAGCGTTATTGCGTTTATAAGGACGGGTTCGACAAGGAAGGTAAGCCCGTCAAGGTCCGAACCCCTACTCGACGCTTCCGCTTCACCCATCCAAGTGAGCCGCCAGTCCTCGGGCCAGCGTGGGACCCCGTTTACGATCAAGTCACTGGTAAGCGCGTCCAAGTTGGAGAACTGTTCATGGTCTGGATGCCGGTGGAAATCTACCAAGAGGGTCGCGAGAAGCCAAACCTTGAGCGTTCACGCCGAATGACCGGTGCGATCGAGAAGAACAAGTCCGACCAGATGAGCAGTGACGGCGAGAGCGCAAACGTCACCGAGGGCAAGTTTGAAATCGGTAAGTCAGAGGCGTATTACGCCTAGCGGCGGCAAAGCCGCCGGTCGGGGTTCTCGCTGAGTCGAGAGTCCATTCGATGGCCTCCAAGAACACGAACAAAAAAGAGAGGAACTGAAAATGGCTAACGTTGACAACCCAAATGGATTTGCTTTCACCAGCTTGAACAACCCGAACCCCCCGGACACTAAGCAGTACGTCAAGCTCGTTGGCGTCGCGCAGGCATTCTTCCAACAGGAAGTTGCGTTCCAAGCCGCGTCGTCTACGCTCTCCGAGGGCAAGGGGGCGATTACGCCGCTTGGCACGCCTGGCACCACCGTCATCATGGGTGTCTGCCAGAACCGAGGTGCAGCTTCCCTCAAGACTCGCCACCACGTCATCGTTGACCCCCGCGCCGAGTTCATCGCGCAAGACGACGGCGACACTAACGGCGTCGATGCCACCGAAGCAAACCAGAATGCCAACGTCTCGCTTGGCGCAGGCAGCGCCACAACCGGCTTCTCCGGCAACGAAATCGACGAAGCCTCCATCGCCGTCACCCTCGGTCTCGATCTCCAGCTGATCGGGCTCGCCCCCGACGTGAGTGCGGTCGGAAACGCCTTCGGCAGCAGCCACGTCCGAATGATTTGCCGGTTCCACGTGAACCGATTTGCTCGAAGCGCCGGGCTGTAAGCCTAGCGCCACTTTTATAAGTGAGGTAAACGAAAATGCCGATGCTCAGGACCCAATACCCCGAGCTATTCCAGCTCGATACGGTCACGCAGACGCGGCTCTCATTGCTGGAGTCCCTGTCTGACATGGCCTTCGATATGTTCCCACCCGAGTTCAACAAGATCGTCCGTGAGTCCGACGGGGACGGCACGGGCGAAACCGATAAGGCGATGGGGGGCTTCGGGCTCCCGCAAGAGGTCGATGGTGAACTTGGCGGAGTCCACTACGATGTCCAGTCCCAATGGTTCCAACAGACATACATTTTTGGGCGATTCACCCTTGGTTTCATCGTCTCGCTCGAAATGCAGGAAGACGACCAGTGGGGCTTGGCTGGCACCCGATCGAAGAAGTTTGGGCGCTCGTGGAAGCAGCTTCCCGAAGTCCTCGTCGCCCGCCTACTCAACGAGTCCTTCACCTCGACGACCCAAAGCGGGATCATGAACGCCGGTCGCAGGTCGCCGGATGGAGTTGCCCTGTTCTCCACTTCCCACCCCAATCCGGGGCCGGGTGGTGGCGTCCAGTCCAACACCAACGCCAGCGGCGGCGTTGCCCTCTCACACCAGGGGCTTGAAGCCATGATGATCCGTATGGCCTCGCGCACGGATGACCGGGGGATTCCCGTCAACACGCCGATGAAGAAGCTGGTCGTGCCGAAGGAACTCTACCCACGGGCTCTCGAAGTCACGGGGTCGAGCTTCCGAACGGACACCCTGTTCCGCGTTGACAACGTGCTGAACAAGGTCTACCCGATCGAGGTCATCCAGAACCACAACCTCACGAGTGCAACCGCCTACTTCGGCTTCAGCGATTCCGAGCAATGCGGACTCCGCTGGATTTGGCGTCGCCGCCCGACCCGCCGTATGTGGAAAGACCCGAACACCGAAGCCATGCACGTCGCGGGGAGCGCGCGGTTCGATTTCGGTTATTCTCACAGTTTTGGAAGTGACGGCGACCCCGGGGCCTAATGATTAGATTCAAGGGGTTACGGCCTTCTTTGGACGGGGCGGACGTGGTTTAACGATGTCCGAGATTGTTGAGAAATGGAGGCCGAACTCGGCACCGAGGGCGGTTAGCTTTTCGCCTTGGGCGCGACGCTGGCGAATCTCTTCACGCTGAGCATCGGAAACTTTTGACGAGCCGTTCTTTTCGCCCCGGAGTGCCCGTTCTGGATTGCGATGAAGATAATGAGTATCACCTTTAGGACATCGGCCAAGAGCCATTGCGTGATCGACGTTCTCGCGGTGCGTGATATATCGCAGGTTGGTTATGCGATTGTTCAATGGGTAGCCGTCTTGGTGATCCAACTCAAGGCCCTTCGGCTTTGGGCCGAGGAACGTAGCAGCAATCACGTTACCAACTTCAAGCCATCGCCCCTTGCCGTTCCCATCCCACAATTGAACCTTGTAGCGGCCTTTTTTAGTCAAGCCGTAGCGAAGATAACGAACATGTTCGCCCAACGGAGTCGAACTAAAGGCGATGTCTCGGCGAATACGGCCAAGGGTAGATGCGGAGTAATGGATATAGAGGGGAATCGTTTTCCACTCTTCCAGTTGCAATTCAGCATCGGTAAAGGTAGGTTGCTCAACAGGCATGGTCTGAAGCCTCCTTTCAGGCTGTGTCTTGAGCCCGCGATGTTCAACGCATCGACGGGCTCGCTTATTGTACCAGACCCAGTGTTCTAAAGGAACAATGTCATGCCAATCGCAAACATAGATTTCGAGTTCTGGCACGCAGACGACTCCACCGGCTCGCACAGATCAAAGGTGCGAGTCGAGGTGATCGCAGGCGTTTGCCGCGTCTACGTCCAGAAGACTGAGGGGCGGGGGCCGTTTCCGGTGTTCCTTTACGGCACGTTAACGATGGCGGAATCACCGTCGGCGAGCGCATCAGTTTCGGCCAGCCCGAGCGTTAGCTCATCGGCGTCACCATCGGCTAGCCCAAGTGTGTCGGCATCGGCATCACCGTCAACCTCGGCTTCAGCTTCGCCGTCTACGTCAGCTTCGGCGTCATCGTCGGTATCGGCTTCAACCAGCCCAAGCTAGGAGGTCTGAACTATGGCAAAAACGAAAGCTCCACCAAAAGAAACACCGCTCAAGACCTTCGAGCCAAGCCCAATTCCCGGCGACACGTTCCACGAGCGCGGCCCGGCGATCCGCGTTGGCAAGAAGGAAGGGCCGCTGCCGGGAAACTTCCCCGGCTACCACCAGCTCAAGGTAGCGGGATTCACGACCTACGGGTCGGCTCGCACCATCGTCGATCTCAAGTTGATCGCGAATTTGGACGAGCCGACCCAAAAAGCAGTCGAGAAGGCCCTCGAAGAATAGCAGTTGGTTGTATCTAGTGCTTCTCTGAGGGCGGGCCACAAACGCCCGTCCTTTTTTGCAGCAGGAGGTGCAGTATGGCTAAGAAAGTGATCGTCAAGCAGAAGGCGAAGGTTAAGCCGGTAGTCAAGCGTAAACCACGCTACGACAGCGCGCAGGTTCACACCGCCCAAGCAATCGGGCGGCGACACGTTGAGCTCCGCAACGGCCCTGACGGCTACGAGATGGAGCTGATCGTCGGCACCGACAGCGGCGACCGCCACTTGGCAACGCTGGTGTTCGAGCCCGCCGAAGCCAAGAAGCTGCGGGACGGGCTGGTTGCGCTTGTAAAGTAGGGAACGATGGCAGAAACCCTTGGGGCGTTCAGACTGCGAGTATCGAAAACCCCGGTTGGCGCGTCGGTTGATCCCGACGTTCTCAACGGTGAGATAAATGATTGTGTGGAGAGAATCTGCCGTGCCTTCCCGTGGACCCGCCTCAAGCAGCAATCGGTCTTGCAGACCGTGGCGGAATACACCACGGGTACAGTTGACATTGCTCTCGGCGCGACCTCGGGCACGGGTACCGGAACCACGTTCACAACTGCAATGACCGGGCGTTTCATCCGCCTTAGCAATCTCCTCCCCCCTTACATCTTCACGTTCGTCTCTACCACATCGTTCACTATCGACCGTCCCTTCGAGGGGGCTACGCTGGACGACGCGGGATTCAAAATCTACCAGTCGATCTTCGAGCTACCGGCGACGCTGGAATCCATCAGCAGCCTTCGCAACCTGACCTTCGGCTACGACCTGAACCCCGAAACCCGCGAGTGGCTCGACCGCAACGCAGCCGCGCGCTACGCCTACGGCCAACCGGCGATGTACGTGCCAGCCGAGGACAGCGCAGCGGGGCTACAACAAATCGAACTCTACCCCGCGCCAATCGTCTCGCAGGGCCTTGGGATGGACTGGCGAACGCAACCGCCCCTGTTCGATCTTGAGAACCTCGACACGGACGACACCTTCCCCGACTGGTTCTCGATGCCAGCGGTGATGGCGGGGGTTCTGGCCTCGCTCTACCGGCTACAGGGTGAACAGGCCCTTGCGCAGATGGAAGAAGCTCGGTTCCTGATGCTCGTTCGCGAGATGCAAAGCGAAGACGCGCGGCGGATGCCGCCTCAAACGATGCGCCAAGCAGATCGCTACGTGATGCACCGGGTTCGGCGCGCGAACCACGGGGACGATTACGACATAACGAATTGGTCCGACGCAGGGAGCTAAGGAGGACTTATGCCGGGCACCACACAGGCATTTCACGCACCAACAACAGCGACCATCGCCGCAGCCGGAACCAAGACCGGCTCGATCGGCTTCGGCTCGTTCACACGGGGCATCTTTATCCTGCCTGCCGGTTACGAGGGCACAGGCATAACTTTTGAGGTCAGCGTGGACAATGACACGTTCGTTCCGCTCAACAACGATAGCGGTGCAGTCCCCTTGGTAGTTGCTGCGAGCAAGGGCTACGCGCTTCCAACGGGTCTTGCTGGGGCTCTCTACTTTAAGATCGTTGCGGGCACAACACAAGCTGCGGATCGTGTGATCCAGCTGAGCCTGAAATCTTAGGGCGGTTCAATGTACCGCGTTAGCAAACGGGGCTGAGGCAGCGGGCCTCGGCCCTTTTTGGTTGAAGGAGAATTACGATGGCAAGTGGCGATACCCTAGCGATCCTCTATCCCCAACACAACAACCCGCCCGCCGCCGCTTACGCGACTCGTGACACGCGCAACGGTCATCCGGTTCTGAACTTCGACGGCGCTACAGACGAGGAAGCGGTCTTCTCGTCCATCTTGCCCCGCCGCTACGCCGGGGGCGGCCTGACCGTCAACCTCTGGGTCGGATGCGCCTCGGCAACGACCGGCACAATGCGCTGGCAGGCAGACATCGAGCGGGCTGGCATCGCCGATGGCAGCGGCTTAGATATTGACAGCGACGGCTTCACCGGCACGTTCGAGTCCAACGGCGTGTCCGCCCCAGCCGCAACGGGCCAGTTCGCGGTCTGTGCCATTACCATCACCAGCGGCGCGCAGATGGACTCGCTGGCGGTGGGCGAGCCTTTTCGACTGAAGATCAGGCGTGACGCGGATGGGACGAGTGGCACGGACAATATCACCACCGACTGCCAATTGTTGGCAATAGAAATTCAGGAGACATAATCGGGTGGCGCGTTTATTTGACGGCACCAATGACTCGCTTCAAGCCGCGTCTGTTGACCTCTCAGCGGTCGATAAGCTCACGCTGTCCCTATGGCTCTGGTGGGATGCCTTCGCCAACAACGATGACCTTGCCTTAGAGTTCACCGCCGATGCAGGCGGTAACGTCGGTTCCTTTTATCTCGATCCGAACCACTCAACCAGCGGTGCTTTCCAAGTGCTCATCGGCCCAACCGGCTCCATAACTCAAGGAACCTTTACCCGTCCCAGCGCAGCAGCTTGGCATCACTACGTCATCCAGCTCGACAAGTCAACCAATCCTGATTCGATTGCAGTCTGGGTTGACGGCGTTTCTCAGACCTTTACCTACGGTAGCCAAGTTGACCAAGGCAGCAACTTCGCCAATGCGACGCTCAACTTCATGAGCCGGAACAACGCTTCGCTGTTCGGCGCGGGGCGACAGGCTGAGGTGGCGATCTGGCCGGGGGTACTACTGGACCAAGCTGAGATCACCGCGCTCGCGCAGGGGTATACGCCGGACCAAATCCGCCCAACTGCCAAGCCTTACTATTGGCCGCTGCACGGGCGTAACTCGCCTGAGAACGAGTTGTTCTTCGGAGCTAGCGCAACGGTCAACGGCGCGACCCAGACCGACCATCCGCGCATCATTGAGCCACGGGCATTGGAGTTCCAGACCGAGCCGATTGGTACGAGCCCGAGCCCATCGGTTAGCCCGAGCACGTCGCCGAGTGCGTCCCCTTCGGTGTCCGCCTCAGCATCACCGTCTGTCTCGCCCAGCACCTCTGAGAGCGTGTCACCGTCTACATCCGAATCAGGGAGCGCGTCGCCAAGCGTCAGTCCAAGCCCGTCTCCTTCTACCAGCCCATCGGCGTCGCCCTCTGCCAGCGCGTCCGCTTCGACGAGTACGTCCGAGTCTGCCTCACCTAGCGTTAGCCCAAGCGCAAGCGGAAGCGAGTCCCCGTCCACGAGCGCCAGCGCGACCGGCAGCGTCAGCCCGAGTACCTCGCCCTCGGCCTCGGCATCGGGTAGCACGTCGGCCAGTACCTCAGCTAGCGCATCGTCCAGCACATCAAGCTCGCGCTCTGCCTCGGCATCGCCATCCCATTCGGTTAGCGCGAGCCCTTCGGCGTCGGTGAGCGAGAGCCCCTCAGTCTCAGCGTCGCGCTCCGCGTCGGCCTCGCCTTCCACATCCGTCAGTTCGTCGCCGTCTGCAAGCGCGAGCCTCAGCGGTTCGGCCTCCGCAAGCCCTTCGGCCTCAACATCCGTCTCGTCCTCAGCTTCGCGCTCACCATCGGTCAGCGAGTCCGGCAGTGCCAGCGCCTCAGTCAGCGCATCATCCGGCGAAGAAGAAGTCCCCTGTGACCTGACCCTCGCGAACCTACGCTTCCGCGTTCTTGACATGCTTGACGACGTGCCCGGTCGCTACTGGACCCCGGCTGAGATCGACCACGCAATCAACGTTGCGCAGCGGCTCTGGTGCCTTTTGACCCTGTGCCTCGAAAAGACCGTAGTTTATACCCTCTCAACGGACGGTCGCGCCTTCTATCTTATCAGCGACCAGATAGACGACTTCATCGTGCCCCTCCGCGTGAGCCACACGGGCGGTGCTCGGCTCAAGTCGGACACCATCCATAACCTCGATCTCCGTAGCAGCACTTGGCGCGTCACGCCGGGTCCGCCCACGCGCTACGCGCAGTACGGCTTCGACCTTCTGGCTATCACGCCGCAACCCACGGTCGCTTCGACCTTGACTATTACCTATGCAGCGGAGCCGGTTGAACTCGTGGCGGACGCCGACGTACCGGACATCCAGCCGGAACAGCAGGTTCACCTTGAGCAGTTCGCGTTCTGGTTCGCGAGGTTGAAGGAGGGCGGAGCGGAACTACAGAATGCAGTGGCGAACCTCAATACGTTCCTCGATGCGGCGACCAAGTATGCGTCGTTCACGAGGGCACGGTCACGCGCTCAGCTCTATGACAACATCCCTTTCGACGTGGCATCATTCGATCGCGGTCGTTTCGAGATCAAACTGAAGAACCAGCCCCGAATGGAAGCGAGGAAAACCAGTGGTACTTAGCGTCGCAACCCTCATCACTCAGCTCTACCCGCAGCTCCACGGCAGCAGTGAGGCGGACCTAGTTTTCACTGATGACGATGACATGGTTCGCCTGTTCTCGGACGCGATCAAGAACCTCGCTCAACGGTTCGGCGTGTTCGTCCTGCGCCACATCAACCGCTCGCTCGTCCAGGGGCAGCTTTACTATGACGCGCCCCCTCGCCACCTCTCCACGCTCCACGTCGCGATCCTCGAAACGGGTAAGCCGCTTGCTGCCAGTTCCACCAAGGAACAGGAGCTTCGCTCGACGGCGTATGAGACGACGCAAGCAACCGCCGCCAAGCCAATCCGCTGGTGGATCGAAGACAAGGCTGGCGTCAACCGGGTAGGGATCGTGCCCCTGCCGGGGGCGGATGACTCGGGGAACCATTGGGATATGGTTTATCATGCTTACTCTTGCAACGTACTAGAGGGGATCGAGACGAACCACACTTGGGGTGATTATCTCTCGCACGTAGTTATGGCCGATCTGTGGACACCGGAGTCCGACTTCTCCATCCCCGAGAGCGCCAAAGGCTACCGAGCGTTAGCCAATCTGTACGAAGCGGTCGCTGAGAAGCTGTGGAACAAAGCTCAGTAGGAGAACCTGTAGATGCCGTATCAGAAAAGCGTCCAACGAGTGCTCGCCGGTTCCACGAACCTCCGCGCCCGCGCCACGGAAATCCCCGGTGACGATAACCAGAAGTCCGTCAACATCGCCTTCGACCAAGCGGGCGGCCTCCGCTCGCGCAAGGGCCACGATCTCATCTGCACCGCCAGCGGTTCCGTCAGCCAGATGCTCCGCGCGATGGGTTCCCGCTGGCAGGCCACCAAGGAAGCCTATATCACCGGCTTCAAGAAGTACGTCTGGAAGATGGGCGCGGGTGAGGTAGATAAGGCTTGTCAGACGATCATCAGCACAACGGGGCCGCGCAAGAGCGACGGGACGAATGATTGGCGCTGGATTCCGGTTGCGCCCACCGACGCTCCCGTCATCGAAGCCGCCGAAGAAGTCCTCACGGTTGTCGATGAGTTCACGGGGGGCTGGTCCAAGGATACGGATATAACGGTTGATGAGGAGGGCAACCGGACTGATGACGACGGGAACCTGCTGAACGAGGACGGCAACCCGGTTGACGCGGACGGCAACTTGCTCTCGGGCTTTGATGCCTTGGGATATGACTACGACTCGCATGGGCTGCGCGTAAAGGGCGGGACCAACAAGGTAGTTTCCTTCACCAAATCCGTTGAACTCGACCTGTCCGACGGGTTCGACCTGAACGACCTGTTCCGCGTGCGCCTGCGAGCCAAGAAGTGGTCAAGCATCGTCGGCGTCAGCTTCGACGTGGACGTAAACGATGGCTCTTTCCAGAAGGACTACTATAAGGTTCGGATGCCGCTCAAGGAGATTCTGACCGCCAAGAAAGAGACGGTCACGTTCTATATTCGCAAGCGGCTGCTGGAGGTTGGGGACGCAGCCAAGAACAAGAACCGCTACGGCTCGTTTGAGCGCATCGGCTCGACCACGGATAAGGACTGGAGATCGGTCGTAGCTCTCCGCGTGAAGGTGGAGTTCTCCATCCAGACCAAGTTCTGGTTTTCGAATTGGGTGATGATCGGCGACGCCGACAATACGCTCGAAGGTGACGACTTCCAGGTCTGCTACACCTACGATACCGAAGACGGCCACGAGTCGAACCCCTCGCCTTGGAGCGACCCGATCGTTGTCAATCACGTTGCGATTAAGGTCACGGACATGGTGACGAGCGGTGACGAACAGGTCATCGGCCAGAACATCTACCTGCGTGGGGGCACCCTCGCGCTGCCCTACCGGGTCAACGGAGCCAAGCTCGGCGAGGACGGCCAACCCACGGAAACCGAGCCGATCACCGGGGCTGAATACACCATCACGGCCAACGCCAACGAGCTTTCCGATCTCGACATCGTTCTGGAAGACGACCATGATGACCCACCGGATGCGACGGGCCTTGCTGACGCTCCGTTTTACGGTCGCCTGCTCGCCTTTAAGGATGCCCGCTTCTACTGGTCGCACCAAAACAAGCCCTTCGCTTTCGCTAATCCCGATGGCCCCGACGGTGACTGGGACGAGATCGACGAGAACGCGGGAATCATCAAGCGGATGGTCGTGCGGTTCCAGCAGACCCGGCTCTACTGCGAGAACGCGATCCTGGTTCTCGAAGGCGACCCGGCGGACGCGCTGGCCGTCATCCATCCATCCGGCGTCGAGATGGGCACGCCCTCGCGCTTCGGCGTCTGCAAGGCCGTCGGGGGCGTTGACGTGGCTTATCTCGGTGGCGGCATCTACCTCGTGGACGACAGCAGCGTCCAGAAGATTTCCGAAGGGGTCGAGCCAATCTTCCAAGGGCTCAGCACCAACCTGTGGGACGGCACGGTCGCCTCGCCAATCGGCGACCCGACCACCGTTGCTGTCGGTTACGAGGACGGTATTATCTACGTCAGCTATGACAACGGGATGCTGGCGATGGACTTGCTGCGCCGCCGCTGGTTCCAGGACTCGCGCCGGTTCACCTGCTTCCAGGCTGAGGGCGAAGTTGGCCTACTCGGCGGCCAGTCTAGCGGTAAGGTTCTCCACCTGAACACCGGCAACACCGATGAGGGGGCCGCGTTCCCGATTGACTTTCTGAGCAAAGCCTACGACTGCGGTATCAGCGATAACGAGAAGCGGTGGGAGGACATCACCATCTTCCATGATACCGCCAACCAGGACTTGACCGTCAGTATCTACCCGTTTGAAACCGCCGCCGTTCAGAGCGTGGTCATTAATAGCGGCTTGCGGACCCGCACGGTCATCCAACTCAACGATGGGAATGGTATCCGTTCGCGGAACCTCGCGGTTCGCATCACGGGCGACGTGACGAACCCAATCTTCATCGACGCGATTGACATCAACTATTACCCCGAAGCCCGCGAGGCGAAGTCCTATGACACAGCGGTCAGCGACGCCGGAACGCCGAAGGTTAAGCTGATCCGCGAGGTCCAATGTGACCTTGAGAATGATGGTCCCGTTACGGTCACGGTCGAAGGCGACGTGCCGGGTTTTGCTCTCGGCATCACCCGAGAGTCGCACACGCTCACGGCTAATCCGTTTCGGCACACCGAGCCCGTCGTGATGACCTCGCCGAGCCTCATCTACGGTCACGATTTCCGCGTGGTCGCAAGCGCCGACAGCGGGCACTTCCATATGTTCGGTGTGCGCGCGCTGGTCCAGTTCATCGGGACGTATCTGCACGGCACGAAGGGCGAGTACTACCTCAGCGACCCGATGGACTTTGGCTCCGAGCGGGTCAAGCTGGTTAAGGAGATTGAGATCATCTACGCTACGCTCGGGACGGTCGAGGTAACCATCTATACCGATCTGCCGGGAAACGCCGTCGTAGCGCGCGGTGTTACGTTCCTGCCCGCGACGCCTACCGCAGCGGTTGTCGGCGGTGAGCAGAGCATTAAGATTCCGCTTGTTGGAACGATCAAGGGGCGGTTGCTTCAGCTCAAGCTGGAGCCTTCGACGGACTGCCGAGTCGAAGCAATCCGGTTCTGGATGAAGATGATTGGAGCCCCAAACGCGACGCCGTGGCAGTGGTTTGACTTGCCGCTTGACCGGACCCAAGATGCGATCTGGGTGCCTCTAGCCTTTGGTGAAGATCAGGTAGCGTAGGTAGCATAACATGCCAAACGGGCTGCTCAGATCACACTTACGTAAATTAACCGTAACCACCTGATCTTCATGATAGGATAGATGTAGTTCAAAGTTCACAAGACGATAAGGAGCGTAATGAAACAGTTAATGCTTGGATTCGTTCTTACGGGGCTTTTGATAAGTCTCGCCTCGGCTGCGCCGAGGATACCTAGTACAAAGGAGAGAGTAATGCCAACTGGAACCATAGCTGTCAATTCGTCAAGCCAATTAACCCTTGGCGGTACGGTTGTGTTTGATGTGACTTTTGACCCGCCGAACCTAGACCAAAAAACAAAGCCATCCGGCGGGGTACGAATCATGTTGGAAGCCTCTGTCCCGGTAGGATCAGGCCCGCCCGGTGATGTTCTGTACCGTGATGAAAAACATTACGATCAGCCTTTTGTATTAGGCGAAGGCGGGACTTGGGAAGGTACACAATGGAGTGACGTGGGAGGCCCGGCGCACATACGAGCCGATCTTTTCTACTGGGACTACAAAGACCCGCAGCAGCGCTTCAAGTGGCTGGCGACTGTCGAATTCGAGGCGAACTAGTCTAAATGGCTTGGGGGAGTATCTGAAAAAACCGCCAGCACTCTTATGGCGCTGACGGCTGCCGCGCCAACTAAATGAAAGGAAAACGTGGCAATACGGTCAGTATAGTCTTTATTTCTCGGATCACCTAATGTCTTGGGGAGTACCAAAACTAGGGACGTTGGTTGAAGACCCTGTGAGCGGGGGCAACTTCACCCTAATTGAGCCCGCGGGCGTGGCACAGGGTGACCTGATGATTGCCTGTATTGCCTACCGTGGTAATGCGGCGATTACGGCTCCTGCTGGCTGGTCTACCGTAGCCACGGCGCAAAACACGGGCGACACCGACGCCACAAACGGCATCGCGAGTGGCGTGATGTTCTACATCACTCGTGGCGCGTCTGCCCCTGATCTAGTTTGCACGCGGACAGCCGGGGATGTGGTTCAGGCACGGGTTATTTCTTACTCAGGATATTCGGGTGTATACGATACTGGCACGTCTCGCACGCTCGCTGTTGCCTCGGCTACTGCTACGACGGCCTCGTTCGACACCGTTGTAGCGAACGAACTAATCGTTGCTATGGTGTCGGGCGGGGATAATTACAGCGTTTCGACGGGCTTCGATGCGACTGATCCGGCTACCGCATCAGGTACAACCGCCGACACAACGACAGCTCCAACAGCAGGGACGTGGATACTCCGACACCTATCGGGGACGGGGACAGGTGCCGACTCAACTTTGGTGATAGGCGATGCAATTCGAGCGACGGCGGGCGCGACCGGGCAGATATCTTGTGTGCTATCAGGAATAGCCCAACAGGTGATGGTTGCGGGCGCGTTCAAGGTCAGGTATGCGACGGTTGTGTTGAATAGCCCTGCTGATGCGTCGTCGGATCCAGATACAACGCCTACACTGGACTTTACCGGCACGGACCCAGATGGCGATTCGCTTGAGTACAACGTACGAATAAGTGGTGTAATTGATAAATATAGTGATGGCAATATAAGTGGTTACTCGTCGTTTGGCGCGACCACTGGCGATCACGGTAACGGGCAATCATTTACTGGTACGGGTCAAACCCTACGCGCTGTCGAGTTTATGTTAGCAAACTTGTTAGGGTGTACCGGGAACGCAGTAGCAAAGATTTATGCGCATTCTGGTGCGTTTGGTACGTCATCTGTCCCCACCGGAGCAGCACTGGCTGTCTCTGATAATCTTGATGTGTCCACGCTGCCAACAGCACTAGATTATACATCTTCAACGGTTTTAACTTTTTCGGGTGCTAATCAAATTGTTTTAACCAACGGTACGAAATATGTGGTTAGTTTGGAATATGAATCTGGCAGCACTCTTAGCATTCGATTGGGTATAGATACTACATCTCCTGGCCATGCTGGAAATTGTATCATCAAGAATAGTTCTGATGTGTGGAACGCGCTGAACACCACCGACATCTGCTTTTCTGTGGATTTCTTTGTACTCAATAAGTTCTCTGCGTCAGATGCGGGGTTCGTCAATCCGGATACAGGCGGAGATACCCACCCGTTTAATTCAGGCGAGAACATTCAATATACAGTTCAGGCAGGAGACGCCTTAGCCCCTGAGACTTATTCTTGGCGGGTCCGGGCTATTGATCCTGCTGGCAGTAACAGCTATGGAGAGTGGTCAGCAACACGGAGCTTTACCATTACGGTCGTAGGAAGCACCAGCGAATCGGCTAGCCCTTCCGTCTCATCTTCCGTCTCTCCTTCCACGTCCCAATCGGTCTCGTCGTCTACCTCTGTATCCACGTCAGAGTCCGTTTCGCCGTCTGTAAGTTCGTCCATTTCACCATCGGTCAGCGAGAGCGCAAGTTCGAGCGTCAGCCCAAGCGCAAGCCCTTCAGCATCCCCATCAACCTCACCATCATCAAGCGTCAGTCCGTCGGCGGGTATACAGCCATTACCCTTAGTCTTTTCCCGACGTGGTATGATACTGACACACAGGAGATATATCCCATGAGCCGAATGTACCGAGTTCCGTTTACTGGCACCTTAACCAACGCAGGGGGCGACAGTGATTTGCTGAGCATCCAGCCCGCCGATGACAAGCCGTGTAAGATCGCCGGGTGGTTTATTAGCCAAAGCTCGGAGATTGGTGATGTCCAAGAGGAGAATCTGCGCATTACTGTAAGGCACATGACCGCAACCGTTACTATTGGCAGTGGTGGGTCCGCAGTGACGCCTGTACCTCGGCGACCCGGTACTGACCTTGCTGCTGGATTCGTTGCGCGATGCAATGACACAACCGTTTCGACGACCAGTGGCACGAGCACAGTCTGTGAGGAGCTGGGATGGAACGAACGCAGCACTCCTTGGGAGCGGTTTATACCAGAAGAATTCCGGTTGCAGGCGGTGCAGGGTGAAGTGTTGATTGTCCGATGTGAATCAACTCCCGCTGACGACCTTACAATCGAAGTTACGTTCTTTGTCGAAGAAGAAGGCTAAAAGCTGAGTGGCAACTTTCCACCGTTATAGGCTATTCAAGCTACCGCGTGCGCGGTGGATACCTAGTCGCACCCAAGTTAGCCCTTCCACGTCCGAAAGCGCCAGTCCAAGTCTTAGTGAGTCGGTATCACCTAGCGTATCGCCGTCTGTTAGTCCAAGTGTCAGCCCCAGTGTAAGCCCATCTGTTTCTGAATCACCGTCACCGTCAGTATCTCCCTCAGAGAGCGCATCGGCGAGTGAATCAACGTCACCGTCGATCTCTGAGTCCGTTTCGCCGTCCACGTCGGAATCGTCATCCATCTCGCCGTCAACGTCCGAGTCGGCTTCTCCGTCAGCGTCCCCATCTGTAAGCCCGAGCTTATCGGAAAGTGCATCACCATCGGTTAGTCCCTCTACATCTGAGTCGATCTCACCATCAGAGTCCGAAAGCTCAAGCCCGTCTCCGAGCGAGGGTGTAGAATGCGACGAGCCAAGGACCCCAAATATCACACGAAACCACGATGTCGGACAGAATGCGTGGGCTAATACCGACAACGCCAAGGTCCCAGATTCCGCCTTCGCTACCGTTCTTTTCCCTGTTGACGGAGCCTCACTGAGCGACTATCTCTTGGTCAGAGACTTCGGGTTTACAATCGACTCATACACCATCATCGAAGGCATAACGGTCGAGGTTCTGCGCAAAGCAGATATGCTCGGGGTTAAGAGTGCCAACATCAATCTCGTTAAGGATGCGGACCAAGCTGTTCCTGTAGTATTTTCTGGCAACGATCCGGCAGTTGGCGACACCCTGCCTCTTATATCTAACTACAAAGCCTACGGTGGCACCTACGAACTATGGGGAATGAGCTGGACAGCGGCGGAGATTAACTCGCCCGCGTTCGGGGTGTGGATACAGCTTAATGGTATAGATACACCAGGGGCAACGGCTTCTATAGACGCTGTTCAGGTAACGGTCTGTTATCTACAGACTGCATCTGTGTCGGAGAGCGCATCGCCATCTGTATCGCCTTCGACTTCGGCGTCAACATCCGAGAGCCCAAGCCCCAGCCTGAGTGAGAGCGCAAGCCCGAGTGTTAGCCCGAGCACGAGCCCATCGGTCAGTGAATCGGCCAGCTCCTCAGTATCCGAGTCGGTGTCGGCGTCCACATCCGAGTCCGCTTCACCTAGTGTTAGCTCGTCGACTTCTCCGTCTGTATCACCGTCGGTATCGGTATCTGTGTCGGAGTCTGCGTCGCCTAGCGTTAGCTCCTCGGTGTCGCCTTCGGTGTCGGCCTCGGCTTCTGAGTCATCGTCCGAATCATCATCAGTCAGCGGCTCCGTGTCCCCATCGGTGTCACCGTCTACTAGCGAGAGTGCCAGTGCCTCAGTAAGTCCGTCGTTGTCACCAAGCGTTTCACCATCAGCGTCCCCAAGCGTAAGTCCCAGTCCAAGTGAAAGCGCAAGTGCCAGCGTTAGCCCTAGCATCAGTCCGTCTACCAGCCCATCGGCCAGTTCGTCAGTATCATCGTCATTATCAGAGAGCCCGTCACCATCGGCTTCACCGAGCGTAAGTCCATCTGTATCACCGTCTGCATCACCGTCTATATCACCGTCAACATCCGAGTCCGCCTCGATCAGCGGCAGTATATCACCATCTACATCACCATCACTGTCCCCCTCACTTTCGCTTAGTGCCAGCCCATCTCCCAGCCCTAGCTTCTCCTTCGCGGTCTGCCCGGAGGTGGGGGAGGCCGTAGCTACGTTCACGGTGGTAGCATGGAGCGGCCAAACATCGGGAGCGGCCACAGCGGTTCCAGCAGATGTTGCTTGGAGTGGTATTATCTCAGGGCAGGCAACGGCGGCGTTCACCGAGGTCCCATGCGTTTAGAGATGAGCATGAAACCAGAAACCTTGTTGAAGCTCGCCGCGTGGTTCGAGGCGAGGGCCAAACGAACGGAGTGTGGCGGTTGTAAGCGGCGGGCGCTCCGGTTGGCGCGGGTAGCTCGGCGGGCCGCACAGGCAAAAGTTGATGAAGCCCTAAACGTGGTAGAGGAGGCCAGTGGCAAAGAAAAGCAAGAACTTACGTAGCGGAATCCCGCTGCTCGGCGGATCGCTCATCGACGATCTGAACGCGATGGGCGAAGCTGCGGGCAAGCCGGGTATGGGCACGAGGCTCGCTACTGAGCTGAACCGCCGCTTCATCACGATCAACACGAGACAGGACGCGCAGGCGGGGCTGCGGGGGTCAGTTGCGATTGCGCCCCAGAAACGGAGGGCGAGCAGGGGAGCCCCCGCGCCGGGGCTCTTGCTGCGCCAGAACCGAATCGGCGAAGTCGATGACGCGATCAACGATGACGAGGTACCGAACTGGGGACAGGTCCGGGGGCTATTTACCTGCGAGCACTTCGGTGGGCACGTCAGCGGGTTTCCGGGGTGGGTTGAGGAGTGCGTTGAAGGAGAGAAGGCAGCAGCCGGTGAGGGCATTATGCCCTACTTCTTCGGCTGGACGGTCCACATTCCCCCCGAGGCAGATACGTTGGTTATCGACCCGTTTGCTGGCGAAACGGTTATACGCTTATGGTCATTCGTTCTACCGGAACCTGCCATAGTAGATCGTGTCAGCTACTATATGCAGATATTTACTTTCACCTCTATACCTCCAACCATCAATATAGGTCTTTATGATGTCAATCTTAACCTGATTTTTGAGACTGGCGGGATAGATGTTAGTGACCCAGCAAATCCCGCAGTGGTAGAGGACGGAGCTTTCACCTTTGAGCTTGACCAATCTTACGATCTGGCGTCAGGTGAATACTTTCTTGCGTTTGCTAGCGGTGTCTGTATGCGAATGATCGGTATAGCTACCAGTCCGTTCTCACTGGCCTTGCTTAACCACGCCGAAGTGCAGGATGAAGGACTTACTACCCCCGGCCCCTACGGTCTGCGATTTTTTGAGTTCGACGTTGGCACGTCTACCACAAAACCTTATGACGAATTGCCGTCTGTTATTGATGCAACCACTGGGACATTTGTAAATATGTATGAACTACATGAAGACGTGCCGATGATTCTATTTGAGGGAGTAAAGGCGCAATATGGTTAGCGGGTGGGCGACAGTACCAGAATCAATCGTGGCGCACTACTTCGATGAGCAATGCTGCCGAGGATGTGCGGCGTTTCAGTCGGCGTGTGGGACGTATGATCTTGATTCCTTGGATGGGGTAAAGCCCATTAGTGAGGTTGGCGTGCCTCCGTGTTCGCGGTGTGTGCGACGCGCGGAACAACGCATAGGGCGGCAGGCCCGCAAAAAGCCTACCGAACCCCAATAACTTGTGCTATGATGCGGCTCAGAGCGGAGACTTATGGTTATGGTTAAAGCACTACGGCACTACCTATGGAAGCGAAGGCTGTCACCGTTCTGGCGGGAGTGGCTCCGAGGCTAGCTGGATGGCAGCAACGGCAACTAAGCCGATGATCGAGCTTCGAGACTTTGACCCGTCCGATTGGCCCGTTGTCTGGAAGTGGATAGAACGGTACTACTGGAAAGTCGCTGATGACTACGCCCCAAAAACTCTCCGCGAGTTCGTTGACGCCAGCATCAGGCGGGGGTCCCGAAACTTCGGGGTCTACCGCGACGGCGAACTCGGTGGGCTTATCATGTTCGACCAACTCAGCCCCCTTCTCGTCGAGTGCCATATCTACTTCAAGCGATCCTTCTGGGGCTGGGCGACGACCGCCCCGGCCCTGCGTTTGGCATATGCATGGGCGACTGGCCCCGGTGGCTACAAGAAGGGCACGTCGCCGGTCTTTGAGAGCAACCGGCTTATGGTGCGACTGCTGGAACATCTGGGTGCGGTACAGGAAGGTTTCTTTCGCAACCATACCACCCAGCGAGGCAAGCCGGTGAACGTACTCTACTTTTCGATCTTCAAGGAGTAGCTCATGTCTGGACTATTCGGATCACGCCCACAGACTTCGACATCGGATCGGTCCTTCGAGGACACGTCCACGACCGGGGGCGTTCGCAGCGGCAAGCAGCGGCATCTGTTCCGCGATACGCTGGACCAGTTGCTCGCGAGCATCAGCCAGGGGCCGCAGGTCATGCAGTCCGATCGAGACGCAATGCGCGGCACGATCAACAAGTCTTATAACGCGGCGCAGGCGCAGATCGAGAGTGGACTGACGGGACGGGGCTTCGGGAACAGTGGGAAGCTCGGGAAGGCTTTTCGAGATTTGGACATCTCGCGGGCGGGGGATTTCTCATCCGGTGAGATGAGCCTACAGAACCAAGCTCAGCAGCAATACGCGCAGATGATCGGGTTGGCCTTGCCCTATCTAACGCCCGGTGATTTCACGACGGTCAGTTCGGGTAGTTCCAGCGGGACGCGGACTCAGCCGGGGCCGAGCATCTTTGACAAGTTGTTAGGCTATGGATCGCAAGCCGCCGGGATCGCCGCGCTGGCCGGTGTCTAAGGAGATCAACGATGTCTGGACTATTCGGATCACGAGATCGAACGGCAACAGAGTCGCAGAAGTATAGCAAGACGGCTACGACCACGGGCGAGCGGACGCCTCGGCAGACCAGCCTTTTCAACGAGATCATCGCGCAGCTCAACGAGACGATCAATCAGGGGCCGAACGTGAGGCCAGAGGACCTTGCGGCGATGCGGGGTCAGGTGAAGGGGACGTATGGGCAGATTGCTCCGCGCGTGGGTGCGGCGTTGAAGTCCCGTGGGATGAGCGCGACCGGCGGCAAGCCTTCGTCATCGCCGTCACCCGGTGGGAACTTCCGAGGCATAGATATCGCGCAGGGGAACCAGATGGCGGCGGGCAAGTCGAACCTCGCGGACCTCGCGAGGCAGCGATATATGCAGTCGATTGGGATGGCGTTCCCACTTACGAAGCCGACGACAACCGTTTCGACCAGCACGGGCACCAAGACCGGGAGCGAGACGCAACCGGGGCCGAGCTTGTTCGATCAGATGTTGGGGTACGCGAGCCAGATCGCAGGGATCGCGGCGGGGTTTGGGGCGTTCGGCTCGCCGGGAATGACGGGTAGACCGGACCAAGTACCGTGGGGAGCGGGGCCGGGATTCGGCGCGATGTACGGTGGTATCTGATGAGCACAGCTTATAACAGCCACGTCACCGTCAGCTCGCCCTTCGGCGTGGCGGACCTCCCGACGCTGTTCGTTTGGCGCAACCGGCTGCACCGTTGGAACGGTGAGCCCGAGGAGGAACTTGGCTCGTTTATGGATGAGCATCTTGCGCGGGAGAACGTAGAAACGTGGGCGGCCTACCGGGACGGGGAACTCGGAGGTTATCTGGAGGCCAGCCCCGGCGAACTTTCGTTCGCCACCGATGGGTCGGTCGCGGCGGTCGCACGGGTCGAAATGATCTTCAAGCGCGAGTTCTTCAAGCGGCGACCGGAGGAGGAGAACGGCGCGAGTGCAGGGGGCCAGCACGTAACGCAGCCCGCGTTGAACTTAGTGCTGCGGGAACTGTTCGACGGTGAGTTTGAGCTGGTCTTCTTTCCGCTTGCAGCGGGCAACCGCCCGATCCAATCGCTCGTGCAGTCGGTGGGAGCAGCGAAGGTCGGCGTCGTAGACGACGGCATCAGCCTTTGGCTGCTGTCGCGGGAGGAGTGGAGGCTAGCGAACGCTTCGTTCGTTGCGGAGTATGAACGGGTAAACCCACCGCCGCCGGTTGAGATCGTTGAGCCGATGATGGAGTACGCCGAATGAGCTATCAATGGGAACCGCCTGATCTGATCGGCCCGATCCTGAAGGGCCTCCAGATACGCTCCTACCTCGAAGATATTAAGTCGCGGCGGGAGGAGCGCAAGCAACGGGCGGACTATCACCGGATGCAGATCGAAGCTCATCAGCAGGACCGGGCGATCAAGACGTTTCAAATGCAGCGGGACTTGGCAGACATGGGGGCTATTCCGGCGCTGCCGAGTGACACGGGCCAGAACGATGAAGCGATTGCGGCTGCGGTGAACATTACGCCGGAGAACCGGCGACCGCTGCTTGAGGCTCCGGGCATTGGACGATACCGTATGCCGAGTCAAGGAGATCGGTTTAAGCGAGCGTCGGTGCTCGCTGAGCAGAAGGGGATCAACGAGGGCATCGCAGAGAAGGCTAAGACCTCGATCTCCGACCCGAACATCGCTATCGACTTCCCCGGTATCGGTAAGGTTCCAGTCCCGAGATCGCAGACGATCAACGCGCTGAGGTTCCAGCGCGAGTTAAAGAACGGCAAGCTGATTAGCCCGAAGACCGAAACAGACGAGCAGACGGGCATCACTTATTTCCGCGCAATCGACGCGGAGACGATGGAGCCGGTTGAGATAGAATTTCCGACGCGATCGACGCCGAAGCCGAAAACGACAACCGGCCAGAAGACCGAGCACCAACTGTTCGTAGAAGAACATACCTTACAACAAGAATCACGGGCAGAAGCAAAGGATGTAAACGACGCACTGAAACATTGGAGAGAACTCGCTAATGAAGCGATAAGGCTGGACGCTCCTGATCCAAGCGACCCCAAGAAGCAACCGCCTGATCCGAGAGTTAGCCCCGAGTGGAAGGCCGCACGTGCTGAGGCAGAGGCCGCTGCTAAGCAGTATCCGTGGGCGCTTCAGTATACCGAGGACGAACGCGGCTATCCATACCTCAAGGACATCAGGGGAGAGGCATGGGCACCTCCAAGATCGGGACAGAAGGCAACGACAACATCCACATCTACATCGGCAAACAAGAAGCCAGCAACCGCAGCGGCAGCATCCATCACCCGTCGCCAGTATCTCCAAGCCGTCAAGGACCTCGGGAAAGCTGCCGCCGACGCCGAGGTCAAGCGGCGCAATCTAACAATCATAGAAGACTAAGCTAAATGCAAGCCAAGTCCTACTTCGACAAGCTACTGGGTAGCGATGCCAGCCCACTGCAACAGGCTGAGCAGGAAGCAGAATTGGCGAGGTTGCGCGTAGAGGCAGCGGTGGCTAAGCGGAATCAGGTTGTTGAAAGTGCGCCACGGGAAGCGGCGAGCTACTTTGATCGAATGCTATCGACACGCGCTGCGCCGTTGACGCCTGCGCCGCCGGTGAAGACGCCCCTGATCGGCGCACCCGGCAAGGGTGGAGCCAGCAACCTTGCGCCCGATCCCGCGACGGGTGGAACGGGCATCGTCAAGCCGCCAAACCCCCAAGCCCAAGCGAATAAGATGATCGACCAGATGCTTGCTGATAGCACCAAGAGCGATCAGTGGAAGCAGATGCAGGAGGACATGGCCGCGAGGGCTGAGGCTGCCGGGTTGCCCCCCACGGCGGACCCGCGCACGCGGCTCTTAGATGCGATCAACCGTGCCGAGAAAGCGGGGTTCAAGACTCCGCATTTCATAGGAACTCCCAAGGAGCCAAGCGGCGATCGGGGCGTTTCGCGGGACGTTGAGAACCTTGTTACGTCGCTGAAGGCGCAGGAGAGGGCTACGCCTGCGGGACCGGCGCGGGATGCGATCGCGCGGCAGCGAGCTTATTGGGAGCAGGAAGCCGCGCAGGGGATGAGCGCCGGGGAGTGGCAGGCGCAGACAGGAGAAGGGGACGTGCTTTACCCGCACGAGGCGACGAATCGCCAACCCGTTGGCCCTCCACTTGAGCTTACCGAGCTACGCAACACGCAGGACCGCCCACCCGTACCCGAGCCACCGGAGGCCCTTGCCGCGCAGATGGAAGCGTTGCAGGCAAGGCGCGGGAAGCGCCGTGCGGTGCTGGTGACGCCGGGTGAGCAGCTACCTCCGATCCCACCGGGTTACGAGGTCACGCGGACCTCCGCTGGGACGTTTATCCATCGGCCTGACCTTGCGCCGGATGATGTGATTCGCTCGGTGGACGCGGGGACGTACCAGGAGTTGCTTGGAATCCACGAGCCGAAGTCACCGCAGACGACAGCAGCGGTGGTCGCGCGGGATGAGCAAGGACGCGAGCTGTTCGCCGCGCTGGCTTCACCGAAGAACGTCGTCAGACAAGCGCGCGAGGTCAAGCGCCAGTTCCCGAAGGCTAAGGTAAGGATGGAGCAGCCCGAACAGGTGCTTGCGGGGCGGGGTGCGCCACAGCAGTTCGCGCCGGAAGACCTCGCCGCCGCCCACTTTGAGGTGCTGAAGGCTGGCGACATGCTGAAGAAGCTGACGCCGGAGCAGTTCGAGGGACTGGTTGCGCCGCTGAAGGCGAAGGGATGGGAGGTTGGGGCAGACTACGTCAAGCCGCCACAGGCTGCACCGGGGCAGTATCCGCTGTGGGAGCGGCAGCTCGTAGGAAAGGGCGCACCCTCTGAGGCTCCAGCAACGCCGCCTTCGGATGCCGATTATGGTATGCCCCCTGAGACTCGGCTGCTGAAAAGTGAGAAGGTTGGTCGCCTCGCGAGCGGTGTGGTAGATGTCGGCAAGGGCATGGTCGCAATGATTCCCGCAGCTGGTGAGATCGCTGTTGATTCCCTGGTGGGTAAACCGGGACTGGCTGGCAAGAAACTTTGGGATATGCTTGGAGAACCACAGCTTGCGGAGTACAGGAAGGCACAAGAACTCGCCCGTGCGCGGGGCTACACAGATGGTAGAGCCGCTCTCGCCGACCCAGAAGTGGCTCAGCACTTTGCTGCTGCATTCACACCAATGGTAGGCCCAATGGCGAGCCACGCAATAGACCGGGCTCGCAGTGGGGATATAGCGGGTGCTATCGGCGAGGGGATTATGATTGCTGCGCCGATGGCCCTACATGGAGTCAGGGGTAAGTTCAAAGGTAGTAAGGTAGCTAAGGAGGTAGCCAAAGATGCCGAAACAATACGAAGCGATGCGGGACAAGTTCGCGAAGGGCGCACCGAAGGACAGCCCGAAGTACAACCGGGCGCAGTCGAAGGCAGCGGCGATTTACAACGCGAAGCACCCAAACGCGCCGGTGAGCAACAAGTCGCACGGGAAGAAGGGAAAGTAACAGCAGAGCCGCCAGCAAAGCCCATAGCTAAGGCTACGGAGGCCGAACCGGCCCCACCACTCAACGAGCGCGAGGCCGCAGCCGCCGAGTCCGAAGCCGCCCGCGTCAAGGCCGCGCAGGGCGAGTTCGACGTACTTGGGCCAGAGGACTTCGGGATTCCCAAGGGCGGAGGTCCACTGAAGCCCGGAGAGAAGTTGGGGATGCGGGAGATCAAGCCGACCTACCGGGAAACGGTGGAGATGTTTGGGCCGGAGTATATGAAGCGGGGGTTGGGGGAGGAGCAGACGGTGGCGATGCAGGGAGTGGAGGCTGCGGAGCCCAAGACCGAAGCCCTGCCCAAACCCGAGCAACTGAGCCAAAACTTCCGCGCCGGTACGAACAACGCAACGATGGTATTTACCGATGCCAACCAGCGCGACTTGTTCAAGCTCGGCAGCATCACCAAGAAGTCCGAGCGGGGCGGTGGTGAACAGGGGGTCAGCTTTGCACCGGCAGCGGTGGGTAAGGCGGCTGACCTAAAGGCGAGCTTGGCGGAGCGGATGGGCATACCGGAGAGCGAGGTTGCGAGCCTAGCCCGACAAGTGGGGATGGATGTACGGGCGCAGATGAGGGGTGTGAAGCATCTTGAGACGCGGCAGTTGGTGGATAACGTGGGTAGAGCCAAGGCCCCCGAGCCGCAGCCGGTAGGGGCGGCCCTGGAGCCAGCGGCGACGCTCCCAAAAGCAGGGGGAGAAACACCCAAAGCCCTCGCAGCCCGTGAGGCCGCAGCGAAGCTGGAAGCTCTTGGCCCCGAACCCCATAAACCAAGCCCCGAGAAACGGTTCTTTGGCGCAAGAGGGAGGGAAGGAGCGGACCCGGCGGTTGTTGCTCGCTACGACGCCGAAGTGAAAGCTCATAACGCTTGGCGACGGAAGTACGGCATTCTCAAGAAAGCAGAAGTCGGGACCTCCAACGCGGCATTTTATGAGCGGCAAGCGGCTGCGGCGGAGCCCCCGAAGGCCCCGCTAACCGAAGCCCCCGCCAAGCCCAAGCCAATCGCCCCCGAAGGCTTCGGTCGCGCCAACAAGCTCGTCAAAATGGACGAAGCGGCTCAGCTCTGGGAGGAGTTCAAGGAGAACCAGAAGAAGAAAAGGGGGAGCGGGGGTTTAGATACCGAGGACATCACCAAACTCGTCAAGATCGGGGCGGCTTACGTTGAGGGGGGCGCGCGGGAACTCGGGGCATTCACGAAGCATCTGGTCGATCTGGTCGGCGAGGAAGCTCGGGCTTGGGCACCGTTGATTCACGAACGGGCCGTGCGGTTCGTCGATAGCGGCGAGCTGCGCGACCTGACCGGGGCGAAGAACGCGATCGTTGAAGCGGAGCGGGCGCTGCGTGGTATGGCTCCGGTTGAGAAGCAGATGTACGCGGCGGGCGGTGAGTCCTTCCTTGAAGCCAAACGCCGGGTTGATTCTGATCCGACCTACGCGCCGACGCTGGCGGCAGCGGTTGCCGAACGGGTCCGCCCCTTGGACGTGGTTGAAACTTATGCACTCGGTCACGACCGAATGAAGATCAAGAATGCGATACGGGCTAAGGAAGCGGAGATCGCAGAATTGATCGAGGCAGGCAAGGACCCGGCTGAAGCCAACCTTGCGCTGGCCGCGTTGGAAGATGCCTGGAACGTAAACGACCAAGCACTCGTGAAGGGCGGACGGGAACAATCCGCCGCGTTCAACGCACGGAAAATGATCGAGCGAGATGATTATGAACTGCTACCAGTGCTGAACCGGGTCAGAGTAAACAGTGGTAAGGCCGAGGTTGCCCCGGAGCTACGGGCCGAACTCAAAGACCTAACCGACAAGTTCGCGGCGGCGGAAGCGAAGCTCGAAGCCCAAGGGGACCGCATGAAGGCCCTAGAAGCAGAACTGGCCGTGAAGCGCATCGCCAAGGACGCAGAGCGGACCACGAGGAAGGCCAAACGGGCCGAGACGAAAGCCGAGCTTGACACCGAGTTCGCCGCCCTCAAGGTACAGTTCGCCGAGGCTCGCAAGGAGGCCGGTCGCGCCCAAGCCTCGGGCTTCGCTTCCATTGATCCCGAAGGCAAACTAACCGCGCTCGTCGGCAAGATGGCATTCAATCGGTTCAAGGCTGGCGTCACAACCGTTGAAGGCATCGTCGATGGTATCTATAGCGAGCTTTCCGACCAGCTCCAAGGGCTGAACAAGGACGACGTGCGAGATGCGATCAGCGGCTATGGACGCGATCCGAAGCGGCGGACGGTAAACGAGGCGCGGCGAGAATACAACAAGCTGCTTAGTGAGATGCGCCAGATGGCCGGTGATCTTTCGCCCCAAGAAAAGGCCCAACGCACGCAGCTACAGAACCGGATCAACGTGATGCGTGAGCAGCTTGCCAGCGGCCACTTCGAGCAGCCCCAGAAGCCGCCCCGCGTACAGAGCAGCGAGGTCGCCCGGTTGGTGGTTGAGCGGAACCGCTTGAGGTATGAGATTGATCGACGGGTAGCTCAGCAGAAGCGGACGCATCCGCTGAACGTCGCGACCTCCGCGCAGCAGAGTGTGATGCTTGGTAATCTGGTTGGTATCGCGCAGGATATTGTGAGCACCACGGGGGGCAATATCAGTGCTACCCCACAGATGATTCCGGCGGTGTTGCTGGACGCGCTGCAAGGCACGCGCACGAAGCAACGGGTCAACACCGTGCTTGGGCCGGTAGAACTGGCTAAGGCCATCGGCAAGGGGCTGGCGAACGTGCCGAAGGAAGCGAAGGAAATCGCCAAGCACGGGCTCAGCGAAAAGCAAGCCCGCGAGCAGGAAGTACCGCACGAGATGAACAGCGGTAATAAGACGCTGGACAAAGCGGTCGCGGCGGTGAGCCGATCACGCTCGATCGCAGACCTTCCTAACTGGGAAGTCGGGATGGAGATCGCCCGGCGAGAGTCGTCTAAGGCGGTCGCCAAGACTGAGGCACTGCGGGGCGAGACGGCCAAAGGTGATGTGAGCAAACGGGCAAAGGAAATCTACGATAACATGTCCCTAGCGGAGCATCTGGACATCGCGATGGACGCGGCGGCTGCGATCGCAAAGACCGAGGCCACGCAGGAAGCTCGGGTAAGGACGTTCAAGCAGGATAACTTCTTCAGTGACCTTGTGCGAAGCGCGATCACGGATAAGAGCGGAAAGGAGATACCGTCCCGGCGGTTTGTCGTGCGCTTTATCCAGCCGTTCGAGAAGGCGATGAGCAACTATATCAAGGCGGGGTTTGACCTGTCGGGGCCGGGGGTTTTCACGGGGCTGGCCCGAGCTTCGATCAACCTTGCTCGGCCCGAGCGGTTTGGTGGGGACGTGATGAAGCTGCGGGAATCGCAGCGCAAGGCGAACCTTGCGTTCTCGCGGGGCGTCACGGGCGGCACCGGTGGCTTGCTCCTCGGTTACACGCTGGCGAATCTCGGCGTCATCGGCGACCCCAAGGATGAGGAGAACAAGATGAAGGGCCGGGCGGCTTCGCTCCACTTCGGTGACAAGAGCTTTGACATCGGCTGGATGGGTCCGTTCGCGGTGCCGGTCGCGATAGGCGCGGGTATCTACTATGACCAAGCCGAGGGGGCGAAACACGCATTCGTCCGCAGCATGACGCAAGCTCCATTCGTGCGCGGCGGGCGACAGCTTTATAACTGGACGCAGGCAGCGGAAGCGAAAGGGGCGGAGCGAGTCGGCACGATAGCCGGGCAGATCGTATCAAGCAGGACCATACCTGGGTTTGTTCGAGACGTTGCTCGGCTCGCGGACGCAGGGAAGGATCGCGAGCAAAAGGGCTTCATGG